GATCAACCCGCCCGCGAGCCGCTCTTCGGTCATGCCCGGCAGCATGCGCAGCACGGTGCTCTGCGCCTCGGCCGGCAGCGCCAGCCACACCAGCGCCAGCGCGCCGAAATTCATGGAAAACATGCGCCACGCGCGGCGCCATTCGGGGATCAGCTTCATCCGTGCCTCCTACTTGTGCAACCCGACGATGGCGATGCCGTGCATCATCTGTGCAATGGCGTACACCGAGAATGCCGCTACGGTGATCGGCGGCGCGTAGATGTCGCCCAGCGTGTGCAGCATCCACGCGAAGCGGAACGCGAACACGGTGGACACGCCGAACATCAGCCACCTTGCCACGCGCTGCAGCCGGGTGCCGTGTTCCGGGTAGCGCAGCTGCACCCAGCATTGCACGCCGGCGGCGGCGAAGATCAGCACGGTCATTGCCACATCCAAGGCCCAATATCCCGAGCCGACGTTCGTGCCGGCCGGCGCGCTGCCGATCTCCTGCCCCAGCCCCAGGCCCAGCGACAGGATCAGCACCAGCCACGCCACCCATTCCAGCCGGCGCAGGAAGCCGTCCATGCGCAGGATCGATCTGTTCATTCGACCAGCCTCCTGACAGCGGCGCGCAGTGCATCGAAGCCCACCGTCACGCCGGCCACCACAGCGGCAATCCAGATCGCAGTTGTGCGCGCTGCGCCCCACAGCCACCGCACCCGCCCGTCGCTCAGAATCATCTGCCGTATAGCCAGCATCTCGGCTTCGGTGGGCAGCCGCGCATCCAGGGTATCCAGCAGCAGGGCCACGCGCTCCTGGGTCCTGCGCTCGATCTCGCGCTCCTTCTGTTCATCGGTTTGGCCCACAACGGTTCCCAAGACGTCACACCCGTTGTGCGGTGAGCGTCAGTTTTGTGAAAGCGTATGGGCCGGCCGTCCCCGTAGCCCGCACGTCATAGACCGTGTCGATCGCAGCCGTGTGGGTAGCCCCCACCTCGAAGGCGATCGGCGTGCCGGCGCCCGTTGTGGCCACCAGTGTGCGGTTCCCGACGAGTGTGCCGCCAGCGTAGACGCCGATGGCGACTTCGGACGCCGCCGCGCCGGCCACGTAGCCAGCGACCGTGACGCGCGTCCGGGTCGAAGCCGCGCCGTTCAGCAGCCGCTCGATCGACCCGCTGGCCAGTGTCTGCGTCCAGTCCAGCGCGTTGCTGTTGTGCAGCGCAGTGGTGAACGGTGCGACAACCGTTGGCGACGCACCGAGCGTCTCGGCAGTGCTGCTTGAATAGACCGCGCACTTCACATGCGGAGTTGCCGGCGCGGTCAGTTCGCACCGGATCGCCATGAGTTTGTACGGTTCGAGTTGATCCTGGTCGAGTTGGTCTTGATCGTTCAGCGTCTCGATGTACCGACCTTCAATGGTGCTGAGCACGTCGATGATGTCCGCCTCCAGCGCCGACATGGCCGTGTAGACGGCCTCTAGCCCGTCCGCATTGGTCAAAGCCGCGCCGAAGAAGACCCACGACTCCACCGTTCGCCCGGAGTAGCCCTTGCCGCTCAGTGCGCGGATCGGCACGACGCGAATGATCGGGTAGCTGTTCGGCGAGATGTTCGCCTCGCGGCCCACCTTGCATGTCGTGACGCCCGCGATGCCGCGCAGCGCGTCGCGCGCCTGTTCCAGCGCCGGCATCAGCTCCGCAGCGCCGCTCATGCGCGGCTCACTGCGATGGAGTACACCGACGACACATCGGCGTCCGCCGTTTCATCCGCCGCGGCCAGGGCGCGCGGCAACTGTACGGCCATCTCGTCGCGGTAGTTCTTCAACTTCGCCGCAAACAAGTCATCCGGTTTCGCCTGATTCTCCAGCGCCGCGAGGATGTACGCTTGCAGGATCACAAGCCTTTCCTCCCACTCGGCGGACAGCGTGCGATCGCCGGCCAGCAGCGCCACCTCCTCGATTGCGCGCCCCTCCACCTCCTCAGTGCAGTAGGTGTCAAGATAGGCGTCCGGGTAAGCGTAGGTCAGTGCCATGATTCACTTCTCCTTGAATGCGGTGTCCACGATGCGCGCGAACTGCGCCAGTGCGTCATTTGCGGCTGCGTCGCGGTAATTGTCCCCCGCGTAGCCGGGATGGTTGACTGCCTTGGCGAATATGAACGGCCCGCCAAACACCAATTGAAACCGCAGGAGGCCTCCCGGGCGTTTCGGCACGATGCGGTGTGGCCGTGCGCCGAAGATGACCCACTCGGCGTGCCGCGCGGTGTCGAGGTCGTGGCCGACGGTGTGCTTGAGCGGCGCGCGCTCGTGGAACAGCGACTGCAGCAACTTGCCCGTGGTGAACACGCCGCCGCCCGTGTGCCGCTGCGCGCCGCCCTTCATCGCCGCGAATGCCACAAGAGCCATCTCCTCCAGCACGTCGCGCGGGATGTCTGTCAGCGCCCGCAGCGCGGCCTGCGCCTGCGGGATGCCTTCGGTTTTGATGGTGATGGGCATAGAACTAAGCGTCCGAAAATAGTTGATAGCCTTCTAATTCATCAAGTACGTATCCCCATGACTGCACAAACCCATCGCGGTTTCTAGCGTATACCGGGTCACTAAATTGCGTAGTTGCGGCGGCATTGAACTTGAGTTCTCCGTCGACAATGATGCGAACCTCGAATACTTCCCCGGTGCTGCCGTAGAAAGTTTCTAGTCCGATGTTTATTACGCCAACGGTACCAGACGGCGGGGCTGTGGGAAACCACCCAGCAGGGTAGCCAGGAAAATTCTGAACATCCCGCTGAACTGTCAAAAGCAACTGAGGGAAGTCGTCGGGCGTGCTTGGGTTTGCGCCGTAGTTTGCTCTGTATTCGTATATGCGCTGAAAGTTTGGGATCTGCGTCCAAAATGTGCTTATGGGCAAGGCAAACCACGCTCCGCTATTAAGTCTTCCTTCAACGACTGCGTTCGCATCAAAAACTGCGTCCGCAAATTCAACCGACTTGGTGATAAACGCAGCTTGAGAAGTCACCCACCCATAACCGGCCAACCCAACCGCAGTAAACCCGCAAGGCTTTGGGTTGTCAAGGAAACCCACGACCACTGGAAGCGCCCAATCCTTGCCAATAAATTGCACAATAACGTCGTCTCCTACATCAAACGCTCGGCTGTTGCACGACATATACTGAACAGTAACGCCGTTCAACTGCGGTGTTTGGTTGACGTTGATCAGCGGGGCATTTGCACTTGACGTGGACTCGTGCAGGTTCAGGTTGACGATGTTCAGTTCATGGTTGATGAATGTGATCGTTCCCCACCGGTACGTGGGCATGTATTTCTGCCACGTTGGTAAGACGGCGGCGTTGTAATAGCATTGCTCCGGCGACATCAAATCGCGTTCACGAAAATAGCCATCTGTCGCGTCCCACGGCCGGCACCCTGGCGCAACCAAGATCAAATCAGACTCGCCCGGGATGTCCACCGTGGCGACAATTCCTTCTCCGCCCTCTGTCAAATCGCAACACCACGCGTTTCGGCGCTCAATGCACACAAGATTTGTGTACTGCGTTTGTTTGGCGAGCAGGTTCTTTTGGCTTTGCTTGAGCGTCCGAAGCGCGATGCGCCGCGGCTCGCCTGCCAACTCAATCTCCAGCAGTTTGGCGACTTCTGCGTCATAGACTTTAGTGTCTGGCGCCGGTGAGCCAGGCGGCAGAGCATTCGCCTGCGCCTGCAAAGCCGCGCCCTCCGCATTGACGATGGCCTGTTGCGCGGCCTTTGCTGCATCGGCAACGGCAACTTTCGCGGTCGCTTCCACGATCTTTTCACCGACGACAACGAGCGCTTGTGCGATAGAGGCAAGAAGCGCCACACGCTGCGCCTCGCCGAAGTCGAGTTCGACGGTGTAGCGCCCGTCACCAATTTCCCCGACGATCGTGGCGTAGCCCATCGCTCAGGCCTCCGCGATCCGTTCGCCCACGTCCATGTACTCGTCCACGCTGGCGGTGTTCGCGGTGACGTAGTAATTGATATAGGAGACGATGAACGAGGTATCGCCGTAGAAAGCCCGCTGCGCGGGCCGCAAGAACCAGTCGATTGCGCACCGAATGCGCACCCCTGACTCGTAGACGCTGATTGAGCGGATGCCTTGCAGCGTGCGGTCCCGCGCAGCGTCCGGGTCTGCATCCGATGTGTACGGATCACTGTACCCAGACAGCGACGCGGTGTAATTGGTCGGGCCTTCGTCGGTCTGGAGCGTCTCCAGCGGCGAGCGCGCCATCTCGGATTCAAGCACCGATCCGTCATCCAGCGTGACGCGGCGGCTGATGATGAAGTGCGTGGCGATGTCCAGCGTTTCGAGCCACGGCGAACACGCCGGCACAACGCACCCCAGGTAGCTGTCGTTGTCCGTCTGCTGCGTGCCCTGCCACGAGCTGATCGGAACACGCACGCGCGTGTCTGCGGACTCATCGGTCAACAGGTCCATGACGTACTGCGTCGGGCGGTCAGTGACCGCGGCCGAAAAGTCGTGTGTAGCAAGAAGCAATGCGCCACTCGCCCCACCGAGGATCGTCGGCATCACTACGCGGCCGAACACCAGCGACCCGAATACCGCTGCGCCTGCAGAGCCGCCAAGGATGGCGGAAGTTGAGATTGTTCCAACCGCTAGCCCGCCGTACAACCTCGGCGAACCGATAAGCGTTCCGACAGAGATCGAGCCATCCACGCCTGTGCCGCCAAGCAGAGCCGGCGCACCCATCATGTGCGCCGTCGAGACGTAGCCGTAGACGTTATTTCCGTTCGGGAAGGCGGCTGTGGGCGGCGTGAAGTTGGCTGTGTAGCGCGCCGTGCCCTTCGTGATCCGAACGTCGTCTATCCAGCCGTTAAACGATGTGCTGCCGGTGTTTGCGGCGCCGATGGACAGTGAAGTAGATGAAGTTGTCGCAAGCGCAATCGAAACGGTATCTGTGCCCTGCGACACGCCGTCCAAAAAGAAGCGCATCGTGTTGCCGTCACGCACACCGGCAAGGTGATACCAGACCCCCGTCGTGACAACGCTCGACAGCAGATCAAATTCGGTGTTCGCGCTTGTGTTGAAGCCGCGAAATCCGAATTTCGCCGTGGACGAATCGAACCAAAACTGCCACGGGTAGATGCCCGTGCCCACGGCACGCTGCATGATTATCGCGTTGGCCGCCAGACTGTTCAGCCGCAACCAGCACTCGACCGTCCAATCGCCCGACGTCAGGATCAGGTCTGCGTGGTCTGGGACGGTCAGGTAGTCGCCGGTGCCATCGAACAAACCCGACGCGCCGCCCCACTTGCTTTGCGCCGTGTCGATCTGCGCGTTGCCGTTCGCCGTGACGGTGTGCGCCAGCGAGCTGTTATCGGTGAACGTCGTCGAGGCGTCGCTTCCGTCGCAGTGCAGCAGCAGCTTGACGTTCGCAAAGTACTGCTCCTCGATCTGTGTCGCCTCTCCAAACAGCTTCGCCCCATCGACGCCGCCCAGGATGGCGGCCGCAGCAATGTACCCGGTAACGTCGTCGCTCGCGCTGTCGGAAAACTCCGCCGTGGGCGGCGTGAAGGCGGCGGTGTAGCGCGCAACACCCTTGGTGATCCGAATGTCGTCGAGCCAAGCATTGATCGAATCACTGCCATCGCTGTGCGCCCCGATTGCGAGCGTGGCGGTGGAGGAAACAATGTCGTCCGTGCCGCTCAGCGGTGCAGTTTGCCCCTCATCTCCATCGTCATAGATCGTGATGTTGTCGCCGTTGCGAACCACGGCAACGTGATACCAAACACCACTCGATAAAGAGTTCGTGCCGGAGATTGCAAGCGGACCTTCCTCGTTGGTGTTGAAGAGGAAGTTGACGACATCGCCGTCGTAGTAGACATACCACTGCGCGCCGACGCTGCCCCGGGACATCAGCGTGCCGGCGCTTGTGTCGGCTAGTCGAACCCAAAACTCAACCGTGAAATCGCCTGTTGCGAGTTCTAGGCTTGTGTGGTTTGGGACGGTGAGGTAGTCGGTCGTGCTGTCGAACAGCGCCGCCGCCGTGCCCCACTTCTGTTGCGCGGTGTCTAGCTGCGCATTGCCGTTCGCCGTGACGGTGTGGCCGACCGGGCCGCTGTCCGTGAAGGTCGTGGAGGCGTCCGTGCCGTTGCAGTGCAACAGCAGCGAAACGTCTGCATAGTTCGGATCAGCCAACGGATCACCCGATGGTCACAGTCAGGATTTCCACCGGCAACCCGGACACGATGGTGAGCGTATTGAGCACGATCTTGCCGCTCACGGGCGAGGCGCCGGCCTGCGCAGGCAAGGATAGGTGAACCGTGCCGTCAGACTCGCAAATGGTTGCGTAGGCTGCTGTACCTGAGGAATTGGCCGACTCGTCGCGCCCGTCCATCGTGATCGTGAGTTGCCCCGTCGTGCCGTTGACGGTGCCGGCCGGGTCGTCGAGCGTGATCTGTGCGAGCAGCACGTCGGAGTTGTCGTAAATCTTGATCGAGCCGGCCGTACCCGTGTCGATCAGGTTCAGGAGCGCGGTGTGCGCGGCAATCAGCGACTCGGCGCTGAAGGTGGCTTGTGCTGGTGCGGGCATAGTGGGCTCCCTACGAGGATAGTTTGGAAACGATGAGAAGCTTCAGCCGCGAGTCGGGCGCGCCGGGCGTGAACGCTTCGGGCGAGGCGAGATAGGCGCCGCTGCGCGTGACGACGACGACGCGGGTATAGGTGCGCACAAGACGATCAATGTCCGCATCGGCCGTAGCTGATTGCAGCGCGGAATTCCACGACAGCTCGATGGTGCGATCAGCTTCTGTGTAGCCCGCATCGTTGAACACCGCGCCACCGTCCAGCGTGGCGATGCGCGAGACGCGGCGGCGCGTCGGGCCGGATGTGTTGCTGTTGTCAACTTCCAGCTCGACGTAGCCGGCCAGGTCCCACACGTGCGACGCAACGACGTTCAGCATGTCAGAGTCCCAGTAACAGCGCGCGGCCGTCCCGATTCGCGCGCATCTGGATCGTGCGCAGGATTTCCCACATGAACCCCTCCAAGTGCGGCTGTAGCCCGGCGCCGTCTATCTTGATCAGCGCGTCGCCCTTGATGATGTTCGCTGTCTCGGCGTTGAGCTTCATGATCTGCGCCTCGATCAACTTGCGCTGCAGTTCGAGTTGACCTTGCTTAATCAGGTTTTCCTTTGCGATCTGATCCTCGATCGCCCTGATCTGCGCCCACTCCAGATTGGGGTCGGCCAGGATGCCGAACAGGTTGCCGATCAGCTCGTTCGTGTCGCCAACAACGGAGTTGATGCTATCGAACGCCGCTTCAATGCGCTTCGTGTCCGCCTCGATCTGCGCGACGTTCAACTGGACGCGGGCCTCGATCAGCTTGATGCGTTCGTTCGCGGCGAGCTTTTCTAGTTCTAGCTGGTACTTCTCGGCGGCTTCTTTAGCGCGAGTGATTTCCTTTTGCTGGGCCTCAAAAGCCTTTTTGACATCATCGGACGGGCCGACCGTTTTTTCCAGCGCCTTGCCTAAATCCTCCGCAGCCTTTCGGTGCTGTGTGGCGTTGATTGTTCCGTTTTCGTACGCTTTGTTAAGCGCCTCCATAGCGCGCACAAAGTCATCGCCGCCTTCGAGTTTTGGAAGTGCCTTGCTGAAGGCTTCTAGAACAACCTTTCCTGTCGCAGTCGCCCCCGCAGCAATCTTTTCAAATGCCCCGATGAAGTCTGCGTTGACTTTTTCGGAGTTGATGCCAAGGAGTTTGTACGCGGCGTCGATCTCCTTTGTGGCCGCGATGTACTTTGCCGCTTCGCCGGCAAAAAGATTAAAGCCTCCGGCGGTTTCTTCTATGTATTTCGCCGCTTCATCGGCAAAAAGATTAACACTTTCAGCGCCGTTTTCAAACGTGCCAAGAAACTTTTGCGCGCCGACTTCCGACTCAGCGAGACTCTCACGAATAATCTTTATCGTGCCTTCGCCAGCGCTTAGTGAAGCCCAAGCTTCTTTGGCACCGTCGCGGAACTTCTCAAATAGCCCAGGGATGCCCTTGATGCTTCCAGCGAGAACCTCGATTGATTTAGTGGCGGCGTTGAATAGCCCCGCGTCACCAAGCGCTACCGCTAAATCCTTCGATGCATTCGACAGCCGCGCCGTCTGCGCTTCGTAAGTGTCAACGTCGATTGATCCGATCGCGGCGTTAACCGTGTTTGCAAACTTCAGAAACTCCGGACCGCCGATCTTCCCCTGCTCGATCAGTTTGAACAGTTCCGGCGTCGTCTTGCCAAGTGATTCTGCAAACTTGTCGAAGAATCCCGGCATGCGCTCGGCAATGCTCTTAAGGTCTTCGAGCTCAAATTTCCCCTTGCTGATTCCCTGTGCAACCTGAATCAGCGCACCGGTAACGTCTGCACTCGACCCGCCAAGCAGCACGAGTTGCTTTGTGACTGCCTCAAAGATAGCGCGAGCACCTTCGCCCTCAAGCGTAGAGCCTTTTGTCGCGGCGGCCAAACGAAGATAGGCAAAACCGGCCTCTTCAGTTTTAACGCCGAGCCGATCGGCAGCGTCACGTACGAATTCAAGTTCTCGGGCGGCGGCGGCGCTTGTACCGGTGACGGATTCAAAGCCTAGACGAAGCTTTTCAATCGCAGCATTAGCATCGAGAAACTCCTTTACGACGATTGAACCAGCGATTGCTTTGAAGACCAATGACAGACGATTGAAGTCATCTGCCGCAGTGTCAGCTTTTGTGGCGGCTTGCTGGGTCTCAATACCTAGCTTTTCTTGATCGGCGGCTAACTTCTCAGCCTCCAATTGCGCCTTGATGGCAGACGCCGCCCACTTTTCCTCGGCGGCGGCGGACTGCAACGCTTGCGCCGCCGACAACTGCTGTTGTCGTTCAAGCTTGCTGAGACTATTCGCAATGTTTTCTACTACAGGACCTACTTTGTCCTGACTTTCAAAAACAATGCCAACAGTCTTATTGAGATCAGCCACGCTTTTGCTCCGCGGCCCGGCGCTCGTAGAACGCCGACCACAGCGAGATTTCCTCCTCGGTCACGAACCCCTGCGGGATGATGTCCGGACGGTGCTCGTACAGGAAGCCGCCGCGCTTGTCGATCATGGCCATCGTGGCACTCAGTCCGGGATCGGCTGCGAGGCGGCGGGAGGCTTTACAACGTCGTAGCCCATCCCGGTAAGGGTGGTGATCTCGTTGGTCAGCATAAGGAACTCGATCGGGAACGCCTCAGCGAGCTTCACCGCCAGCGGCAGTTCGATCTTCGGTGTGACGGAACCCATGACGAGCATCTCCAGCCGCTTGACCACCTCGCCGGGCGTGTTGTTTGTCAGTCCGATCGCCTCGCGAATGGCTTTCGCCTGATCGCCGGATTCGGTCAGCGCTTTGATGATGTTGTCAGTGGTGCTGCGGCGCTGTTTGGCGTCGTTCGCCAAGTACAGCTCATTGGAAGTCAGCCCGCGCACTTCCCACTGCGCCGGTTCGCCTTCGTCAAACCATGACGCAAGCGCTGGCACGGGCACCAGCTTGCGCCGCGCCTCCAGCTTTTCCTGCATGAACTTGTCTGCATTGAATCCCACTGGCGCCCCTCAAGACAAAACGCGCCCCGACCGGCCGGAACCGATCGGGGACGCTAAGGCCGCTTCGAGACACGGCCACAAGAGACAACCATCAAGGAACCCAGCAAATCGGGGCCAGGGGCGGTTTTTCCGGTCCATCCCTGGCGTCCCTATGTGCGTCGTCGTGAAACGCCCCTTTAGGACGAGATTTCGACCGCCGCGACGGTCGCGGAGATGGTGCAAGCGGCCTGCACCTGATCGGCCACGGGGAACGTGCGCGCGATGCCGAGCTTCCCCTGCGTCAGCATGTACGGCGCGGCGTAGCGATCGGCGTAGAACTTGAACCACAGCGTCGCATTCTTCAACTGCACCAGCGCGTCGGTGATGCCGTTTGTCAGGTAGGCGGTGAACGAACCCTGGTTCAACGTGCTAGACGCCGCGCCGATGGTCGTGCCGTAGACCTGCGTGCTGGTGACGCTGTTCGACGTTTCCGGCGGCACGAAGTCCGACGCCAGCGCCACGTCCGCGAAGATCGGTGTGGCATACGAGGCGTAGACACGCTTCGGTACCGGCCCGGTGTGGATCTCAGGCAGCGCCGAGATGAACGTCACGGAGCCGCCCGCCTTCGTCTGCACGCCGTCCACGATGGTCGGGCCATAGTTGATGTCGTACAGCGGGAAATCGGCGCGCTCTTGGTGCAGGCCGACCACCTGGAAAATCTCGCTCGCCACGATCGGGCCGGCCGTGTTGCTGGTGACGCGCACCTGGGCAATCTCGATCGAACCCACAGGGATCAACGGAGGGCCACCCGCCGCCGCGCGAGTCTCACTGAAAGCGGTCGTCGCTCCATCGGTACCCGCCACCATTGCCAGCGCGCCGGCCGAATCGACCGTCACGGAGTTGATCTTTGACACGGCCGTCGCCGGGCGCGTGATGCTCACGCTACCGGCGCTGACCGAAGTCACCACGCCGGCCAGATTGCAGGTCAGCGCGGCCACGTCAACGGCATTGTTTGCGGCGGCATCGTCCACAGTAACTAGCCCGCCAGTGAGCAGACCGTTCACTCGCACGACGGGCGCGTAACCCGAGCGGCCCGACCACAGCGTCGCGGCACTGGTAAACGTGGTTTCGTCCCCGCTGTTCGTCAGCAGGGTCATGGCGGTGGAGCTTTGCCCCGCCTCGTATTGCAGTTTTGCTTGTTCAGCGGTAGCCATTTACTGGACTCCTTCGGGAGATTGATTGCGAGACTTGCGCGCCTTCAACGGTTGCCTTGCAGCAGGCGGGGCGAATTTGGCGTCGATGATGTTGTAGCCTTGCGCGCGAAGCTCTGCCTTGCGCTCGCGGCTAACCGGGTGCGGTTCATAAATCACGGGGCGTTGACGTGTGCCCATCAGGCAGCGACCTCCATCAGTGAACGGTGTTTGATCTGGCGCCAGACTTCGGCCTTCGGGACGCGCAACATGGTGCCGACTGGATATTCGATACCGCGAATTGGCACGGGTTTGATGACCTTGACCACGACGCCGTGTTCGCGTTCGATGTCCAAGTCGTCAGGTACCACATAGGGCGCGAACTTCTCGCCCGGATCGTAGGTCGGCCAGACTTCTTGCAGCGGCCCGCTCACAACGCGCACTTGCGTGTTCGCCATGTGCGGCACGTACTCCTTGTGGTGGGAGAACGTCCGGTGCTTGCCGCCGTAGCAGTCATACCCGGCCAGGATGACCGGATGCCCGCCCATCATGCCCGCCAGCCAGTGCGCGACGATGCCGGTGAACATCAGGCGCGGAGCCAACGGGTAGTTGGTGATTCCGTAGTCGCACCAGTGCCACGGCCCAATGATCGGCGCGTCGGTGTGTTCGCGGATGATGTCCAACATCAGCACACGTTGAATCGTGTGCAGGTTGTCCATCGCCACCACGTAGTCCACCGGGCGCAGCTTTGCGCCGTGCTGATTCGCGCTGACCCAGATGTCGGCATCCACCTTCTCCAGATCAGCAGCTAGGCAATGGCTTCCGCCCATCACGCAGATGCGCGCACCCTTGTGCCGCATCACCAGTTCGCCGAAGCTGCGCAGCGCAATCATGGCCGCGCCAACAGCAAGACGTGCTTGCGCCTAATCAACTTGAGTTCAACCGTGCCGAAGTGCGGCGCGATTTTGTCCGCCCACCACTCCGGCGGGAACACACTCAAATGCAGCGGCCCGTTTTGCCGAAAGTGGTTGTCGTGAAACAGCGCAATCTGAAAGAAGCACGCCTTGCGCGTGCGCGCCGCGATGCCCGCAAAGACATCATCGACGCGCTCCGTTGGGATGTGCTCCATCACATCGGCACAGAACCCGTAGTCGGTCGGCCCGAGATCATCAGGCAACGCCCAAAGACAGGCTTCAATGAACGACAGTTTGCCCGTGTAGGCGTTGGCTGCGATGTCCACCAGGCGCACGTCGAATTCGCGCCCGTACAGTTCCGCCGCGACGCGGCCCGTCCCGCAGCCCCAATCGGTGAATGAGGAATATGGGTCGGGCTGCATCCATTCGAGCGCGAACGCCAAGTGCCGCGCACCTGGCGAAACCTCACGGTAAAGCGGGTTCGCCCAAGTGGCGCGGTACTTGGTAGCCTCGCGGTCTAACAGCGCATCCATGTCGGTGGCCGTTGCCGGCCCTCCGATTTAGATGTTCGCCAGCGTCAGGACGCCTGCGGTGTGCTTCACGCTCGTGGCGATCTTGTCCCAGTTCGAGCCGGTCGCCAGTTCGGCGTCGGTCGGGGACTTGCCGCCGCTGGTCGTGTCCCAAGCGTAGCCCTTCAGGCCCAGCCCAAAGGTGTAGTCCGCCTGCATCGTGGTCGTGATGCGCTGGGCGCCGTTCGTGGTTTCGATGTTGGTGACCAGATCACCCGCGTCATGCACGATCACACCACCAGACACCAGAGACAGCACCTTCTGATCGGCACCCGAGCCCGTTTCGCGCAGCGCCGGGGCGTCGGTGATGACCACGCGCTTGCCCAGAATTTCGACCACGGTGACGTTGCCGGCCTGGAACAGTTGCGGGGTGTTGGTCAGGTTGGCGGCGATCAGCGCATGGTAGGTCGTGCCGTCCATCACGTCGCAGATCAGCAGTTGGCTCATGTCGCCGAACTTGGCGTGCGCACCGTTAATGTCGGTGTAGGTGATCGGGCCAGTGCCGGTGTCGTTGACGACAGTCGAACCCACGTTCTCGATGGCCGCCACAGCCGCGGCAATCGCGGTGTTGAGCATATCCTTCATGATCGCCTCGGCCATGTTGCGCGAGATGACCTCGACGGCTGCGGCCGGGTTGTCGCCGACCCAGCGCAGCTGCGCCGGCTCCCAGGCGATCGGGCCGAAGCCACCCGCGATCTTGACGGTGTTGTGCTGCATCTGAGCCAGCGCCGTCGAGGAGGCGGAAGTGTTCGTTGCGTAGCGGTCCACGCGGCGCTGGGCGGCGTGCAGCGAGCTGAAGCTCGACCGCATCATGTAGTCGCCGTCGAAGCCCGTGGTGGACAGTTGAATCGCTCCGGCGCTGGCGCCGTTGAACTTATCAACCATCTGGGCGACGGTTTCGATGGTGGCCTCACGAACGTATTCGTTGAAGACCTTCATGTCGCTGAGTGCCATGCTGAAATACCTTTCGCGCCCAGGACTCTTGCCCGAGCTTGGTTACTTGAGTTCGGAGTACTTCGATTTGAAATACGCCGTGCGCTCGTCGGGAGTGCCGTCGAGCTTGCCTTTGAGTTGACCGCTGAACCCGTTGTTGCCCGGACCTGCACCAGCCGCAGCGCCGCCGCCCGACGCGCCCGAACCCTTGATGAGATGCGCCTTGTAGGGGTGCGACTCGACCAGTTGTTCGATCGCTTCATCGGGGTCCGCCAGTTCGCCGGGCCGCGCCCGCGAGTAAATCTTGGCCCCGTTGGCGTCGTATGCGACCACCTTACCATCCTCGACCTTGAGCCGATTCCCAAACAGCGCTTGCGCGATTTCCACGCCCGCAGGGCCTTCGGTGGCGAACTTGTCGGCAATGTACTTGCTGCGACTGAACGCGCCGCCGACCATGTGGGCGTGCAATTGGGCTTCCAACGTCTCTTTGGTCTTGACGATAGGTGCGAATCGATCCTCCACCGCCTTGATCGCTTGTTCGATGGCCTTGTCACGCTCGCCGGCATCCACCAGCTTCTTCGCATCGAGATTGGCCACCAGTTCCAGCGCCTTGCGGGCCTTGGCTGCGTCCTCGATGCCTGCAAACGGCTTGAGCGCAGCTTCGGCGGCTTCGGCGCGTTCGCGGTGACCTTTGGCCTCGGAGTTGAGGCGGCTGATCGTGGCGACCGTACCGGGTGCGTCGAAGGCGACTTCTTTGCCGTCGTCGTGAACGTAGACCGGCTTGCCATCCTGAACGACGGCATGCCCTTCGGCGGTGAGTTTGAGCTTCATGGGTTGAGTTGAGGTTCCTGCGGGCATCCACCCAGACAGTGCGAAAGGGCCATCCGGCCCAAAGCGCCCGCAACCCATCCGGGTTGAAGGCAGTTACGTGCAAAAGTGCTTGACTTTTTCACAATAGTTGGATTCTACGACAAAGCGGTTTTGAAAGACAAAGAATTTATTGCGGCGCTCCAGCGTTTTTGGCCTTGAGTTGTTCGAGGGTTAACAGCTTACCTTTGTTGTTCAGAAACCCCTCGACGCCGATCTGGCCGGAGCGGTACATCTTGCCGCGCGTCGGCCCCAATACTTCATCTTGAACTTTGGCCGGCTGCTTCTTCAGCCAGTCGGCAAAACGATTCGAGTTCGGCACCTCACCCGCCACCAGAGGGGCAAAGGTCGAGCGGCAGTTGTAGTGATACCTGCCCGGCCCGGCGCCCCAATCGTAGTTGTGGCCGATCGGGCGATGCGCCGCGTCGGCGGTGTAGCGCTTGCCGGAGCGGGCGATGCACCATGAACTTGTTCGCCCGTCCAGCACCGACAACCACACCACGGCGCGCACAATATCGGAATTGAGCGCGTGAAACGCGGCGCTGGTGAATTCCGCCGCGTGACTTAGCGCCGTGCGCACCGTGGTCTCCAGCGCGATGCGTGCACGGTTGAACAGACCATCGGTGAAGTTCGCAGCGCGCGTGCCGCGCAGCGACCGGACAATTTCCTCGGCCGTCTGGCCGTTGACGAACCCGGCTTGCACGGTATTGCGAATCGTCGCCTTGCGCGACTCGGCCAGGCTACGCATGGTTTCCGCGATGGTCATGCCGATGATCGGCACCGCCATCATTTCGCCAAACGTCGCGCCCGTGTCCAGCTTGTCGGGTGCCTTCGGCTGCGACTTGGCGAGCAGTGCCGCCTGATATTCGGCCTCAGTCTCGACCACATCTTCCATCTTCGCCGCCAGATCGCGCGACACGTCCGCGTAGGAGCGATCGCTCATCATCAGCGCTGGGCCGAGCGCAGTGTCTATCTGCGCGGGCGTGGCGTTGCGCGGTAGCGCCAGCAGCGCGGCCAGGAGCAACGCGAAGATTTCCGCGTCATCCTCGTTAAGCGCACCGACCTCCTCGCGCACCACGCCGTTTGCGTAGAACTGCAAGTCGATCTGATGCACGATCGAGGCGTCAACAAGGGACTCGTTTTGGGTCATATCCAACCATCCCCGTCAACGCCCAACGCCACGGGTGCGTGGGTGCTGCCGATCACACAAAGCCGAATCGACTGTCCGGAAATGATCCTGGCGATCTCGTCAGCAGATGGCCGCCAGAAACTCACGACTCCGAGCGAGCCATCATCGAACTGGAGACGCGTTATTGGGAGCGCCCCGCATTCTTCAATGGTGGTGCCTGGCGGTGCGCCGAGCACGGCATTATTTGTTGGGTGTTGAGTTCTATTCATGACAGCATCAGCAGTGCGACGAGCACGATGGCGCGCCAGCGGTTGTTTCGGACACGCACATCGGTTTCGGCACCGACAGCAGCACGCATTTTCGCGGCGCGCAGGATAGCGCCCATCGCCGCCTCGTCGCCGTCGGCCAGCGGGGCGGGCGATTCAATGCGACGCAGTGCCTCGGCGACGCGCGCGGCGGCCTCGTTGTCGGTCCTGAACGTGATCGGCGACGCCGTGGCACCCGGCACAACGGCCGAAGGTGCTGCATCTAGCACCTGTTCGAGCCGGCGCATCAGTTCGTCCAGCCGCTCCCGGTCGCGCGCCTCGCGCGTGCGCCTTGGTTTCGATCGCGCTCCGCCACCATTGAACCCGCTGTCGGCCAGCGGCCACAAACCCAACGCAGCACGCACGCGCGGCTCGAAGCCGACGCCGCGGGCAGCGATGGCGCGCGGATTAAGTGCGCTCATAGGTGATCGTGCTTTCCGACTCGGAGATGGCCTGCGTGATGAGCCCGGCCACGCGCGAGATCTGTGTCAACGTCATCGGCGCGGCGGGGTCCAACCCGTTGATGATATGCATCTCCTTGACGTAAACGAGCAGCGACTGCAGCAACGTCCCGGCCGGCACACCGCCAATCGGTACGGAAAACACCTGTTGAGCAAATTCTTCGTCCGTCATACGCGCTGCACAGTGGTCTGCGTCCCGTCGTTTGCGAGTGCCAACTCGATTGCGCCGGCCGTCGTCGAAGTGGGCGTCACCACAAGCGGCGTGCCAGATTGCAGTCCGTGCTCGATCCAGAATTCGAGCGCCTTGTCGTGCGCTTGCAGCAATGTCTGGCCCGATGTCATTCCATTTCCCAGCACCAAGTCCCAAACTGCAAAGGCGCGCGGGCTTATAACTGCGGCTGCGCCAGACACTGACGCCGCGCCTGCCACGAGAGTGCCCGTTGCCGCGAGGTCGATGTTATGCGCGGCGGCGCCCGCGATTGACGCCGGGCCAGCAGCGAGAGCGCCTTCGGACGTGTGGATCGTGATCGCCGAGCCGGCGCCAGCCACCGACGCGGCGCCCGCGGCGAGCGCGCCAGTCGAAGTGTGAACCGCGAACCGCAGCGCCGCACCGACAACCGCAGCCGCCTGCGCGCTCATCGAGCCCGTGGCGTCGTGCGACGGTGCGGCGCGAGTGGCAGAGCCTGCGGTTGTTGACGCGCCAGCAGAGAGCGCGCCGGCCGAAGCGTGCAGCGTCAGGTGCGCGGCGGCACCGGCAACCGTGGCGGCCGTTGCCGACAGTGCGCCGCTCGAAGCGTGCGTGACGGCGTGCGCTGCCGCACCCGCTACCGTCGCGGCCTGCGCGGTCAGCGTGCCGGTTGCGACAGAGCCGACACTGGCGTCGCCAGCAACCGCGCTCGAACCGGCGGCGAGTGCGCCTGTCGCGGTGTGAATGTGCGTGCGTGCAGCGGCGCCCTCGACAGCCGCAGCTTGCGCGGCGAGTGCACCTGTCGAGGTGAAGGTGTTGCTGAGCAAGCTGCGCGGGATGCCCGCGGCCTTTTGACCGAAGATTGCCGCGTAGCCAGGGTCCGCATACCAAGCCGCGGGGATTTCCGGGCCGGTGCTTCTCGGCGGCCGAGCCGGCGTGAGCAACGCCTCGCCAGCAACCACTGCCGCGCCAGCGGTGAGCGTGCCGCTGGATGGGTGCGTGCCGGCTGGAATCGCACCGAGCAGCAGCCCGATGTGCGGCAGCGGCGCTGGATCGCCGCCTTGCGCCACCGCAGACACGGTGCCCGAGCCGGCGAGCACCGCAGCCTGCGCTGCGAGCTCGCCCGTAGACGTGTGCAGCGCGTAACGGACTGAATTGCCGGCTACAACCGCTGCGCCGGCTGCGAGTGCGCCGGTTGAGGTGTGCAGGGTGTAGTGCGTCGAGGTGCCAGAAACGACTGCAGCTTGTGCAGCGAGTGCGCCGCTGGCGACCTGTCCGGTGCTCGCCGCGCCCGCGACGCTCGCGGCTTGCGCGGTGACCGTGCCGGTCGAGGTGTGCAGCGTTAAATGTACTGACGCCCCGGCTACATCTGCTGCTTGCGCGGTAAGCGTGCCGGTGGCGACGTGAGGACGAAGCGAAGCACCGACCAATGTTGCCGGCTGCGCGGCGAGCGCGCCGGTCGAGGTGTGCAGCGTTGCGTGCGCCGCCGTACCTGCAACCAATGCGGCCTGCGCGGCAGCGACCGCGATGGCGGTGTGCGGGTGCAGTGCCGCGGCCGCGATGGCGGCGGACTGCGAGACAAGCGCACCGGACGAGGTGTGCAGGATGTAGTGCGCCGCAGTGCCGGCTATCGTCGCGGGTTGCGCAGCAAGTACGCCCGTCGCGGCATGCTCGTTGTTCGGTGCAAGCAGCAGGCCAAGGTGGGGCAGCGGGGCAGGGTCGCCGCCCTGCGCAACGCCAGCACGCACCGATGTGCCGGCGCTGACTGCGCTTTGTGCTGCGAGCACCCCCGTAGACGTGTGTGGGCGCAGCGCGGTGCCGGCGATATCAGCCGATTGCGCAGCCAGCGTGCCCGTTGAAGCGTGCAGCGCAAGATGCGCCGATGAACCCGCGACAACTGCTGCTTGCGCGACCAGCGCACCCGTCGAGTCGTGCGCCAGCAAGCGCGAAGCGTTGCCGGAGACTGCTGCGCTCTGTGCGACTAGCGTGCCGGCTGATGTATGCGGACTAAGCGCCGCTCCGACCACGACCGCCGACTGTGCAACTAGCGCACCTGTGGCGGCGTGCGTTACTACTGGCTCTAGTAGCAGTCCAAGATGCGGCAGCGGGGCTGGATCACCGCCTTGGGCGGCTTCGAAGGCTTCGCCCTCGGCCGCTTCGGGCGCGAACCACCCGCCGGGATCAGCGGTTTCGTCGAACCAACCTAGCGGTTCGCCGTTCTCGTCGAACCACTGGTCCATGATGCGGTGTTACGGGGTGATCTGCCGATACCGGACGAAGCTGTTGACCTTGGCGACGACGGCGGAACTACTCACTTCGGACGCGAAGCGCGCGATCACCGTTCCGTCAGCGCTGGGCTGAATCACGCCTTCAATGCGAGCCCAGTTGTTGCCGGTCGCGGCGCTGGTGGCGTTGGCGCCCGCTGGCACGTCATACGCCTGCAGCAGTGCGTTCCGCGTCGTTGTGGTGGTGGTCAACGAGTATTCGCTTGTGTAGTCCAGATGAGTCGGCGACGCCGGTCCGCTGATTGACCAGCGAGAGCCAGTGGTTGTGGCGGCTGCCGTATAGACGATGTTGAACTGAAACCAATACAGCTTGGCGCTGGTCACGCTGAACGATAGACCCGTTACATCCGCGATTGTGTTCGCGCTGGCATTGTTGTTGGTTACGTCACCAGTAAGTCGCGTGATCGTGTCTGCGTCGGAAACTACCGTGCCGGCGTTGGGCATGTTCTGCACCACCGCGCGGCCCTGGTTGTCCGTGACCCACCAGCCAGCCCCCTCGTGATAAAGCAGCGAACAATCGGCGGCTAGTGTGGCCTCGATGACTTCCACCGCTGTCGTTCCGTCTGTGTGAACAACCGTCACGATGTTTGCGCTTGAGCCCTTGTTCCGAAGCGATGCGGTTTTGACGGTGCGTATGAAACCTGAAGCTGGATTGCCGCAGATGTTCGTTGTGGTGGCTGAACTGACCTGCGTATTCAGACGATAGCCCGTAGGGCGGCCGGAGCCGGAGGGCTCCATGTCCATCGCCGACACCTGCACATCCAAATTAGATGTGCTCGACGTGACCACTCTGAGCAGGTCGCTCGTTGACGTCAGCAGAATCATGGCCGCATCACTTGTAGAAGATGTTCACGATCACGTCATTCGCGGCCGGTGCGCCCGTGTCGTTGTCCGCAACGCCAGTCGTCGCCGCGACGCAGATGGCGGTAGAAAACTTGATGCCCTGCGCGATGCTAAAAACGCCGCTGATGTCGTCGCTGGTGTTGCCAGGAAGGGCGATGGTCAGGACAGGTGTCGTCGTGCCCACCGTGACACTCGCGGCCGTCGCGTTGTAGAACTTGAGGAACCGCGTTGCCGTGGCCGTGTTGCTGAACCACAAGCCGTAGACGCAGCCGGCGCTGGACTTGACTTCTTCTTCGGACTCGTCGAGATCGAGCGAGCGGAAGATGTCGCTGCCATCCGCCGCCATCGGCACCACGCGCACCGGCGCCGGATTTGTAAGCGATAGGTCACCGTCGTTGACGCCATCCGCACCAAGCGTGAGCTTGAGGCGCGGGAACTGCACCGAACTGATATCATCAGACGCGAATGTGCTGCCGCCGGAGCCGGCATTTGCTACGAAGTTGTCAGCCATTTAGCCTACTCCTAGAAGTGAAAGTCGGGTGTGAGCGATGGATGATCCGCTGGAGGCTTCCTCAAAGGCCCATGCGTGCGTGTGGTGGGTCTGGTTACTTCCTGCCGTCCACGTCGCAGCAACCGATGTAGTTGCCGTCACGCGCTTGTGTTGCGGGCGGCCACCAACCGTGAGTCCATACGAAATCACCGGGGTCAGCGCGGTGAATCCAGTTCCTGCGCTTGGCGTAGTGTCGTTGTTGATGTTGAGCGTGAACCCAACGATTCCTGCTGGCTGCGCAGCCAAAGTGCCAAGAAGCCCTGATGTCACCGCATCCGTCGATGTGCCTGGAGCCGCTTGATAATTTGACGCAAACGCCAGTCTTGCTGCCGATGTTTTAAACCCAGAATACTCTGCGACATAGATACTTGGGTAGTCTACGTTTGCACCAAAAGTCGCAGTCAGTTGCGTCGTGGTTCCGCCGCCAATGTTCATCGCGTAGAACGAGTGCAACATATTCACTCCGTCTACATTGGATGTTTCTTCGTTCCACGTCGGGCTACCCGCCCCTGACAGAGTTACAGTTGTCGCTGAGGGTCTTTGGAACCAGACAAAACAGACAAGCAGATTACCTGCAGTCAGCGATGACCCAAATGCCCCGCTTGCAACGCTTCCAACGCCTGTTGCGACGACCCCATCGTTGGCCTTCTGCTGTACGAACGCGTATGCCATGTTTTGCGTTAAGCCGTTGGCCTTGGCAGTGAACTGCCATCGGCGTTGTAGATGATGTTGTCGAAGTCAAATGTCTGTGACCCGCCGCTGCTGTATTTGATGCACCCAATCAAAAAGTAAGTTGGCAGACTCATTGACCCGGATGCCATAGTATTCGTAGACGTGCCGACCAATGAATATCCAGATTCAGCATCGTAGAAACTAATAGAAAACGTTGCTCCACCAGCAACCCAAGACATCTCAACCCAATACCAATGGCTTTTGGCAAAATTTACGTTAGATCCGCTGCCGCCAACGTAGCCCACACCTTGGTAGTGCGTATGAAAGTACGGTGTCGATCCGTCGTAAACCTGCAGATATTCATAGAACCCTTGTGCGTTATGCCAGCCGGCAACGTCGCGCGGACTGCTGTTTATCTGCGATCCGTTCCAGCGGAAGTGGAACCCCACGCTCGGGGCCGACGTGTGAGTAAATGGCAAGATCAGGTTTGCATCATCCGACTGAACCACGCGCATACCAAACCCGCCGGGTCGCGCGATGCTGCTGCCATCGGCAATTAGGCTTTGATCGGGGTCGTGGGCTGCGTCCGCCTCGATAAACAGGGTTGACGTTTCCACACCTGAGAAACTGCTGTTTCCGGCGGATGTGTCCCACGTCGCCGCATTCAAGCCCTTGAAGACCGTTTCAGCGATAGCGCGCGAAATGGTCGTGCCGTCGCTTTGCACCTCAAAATCGCCAACGGACTGAACTTCGTTCGCATAGGTGATCGACGGCGCCGCGCTGATGCCGTTGTCGTACCTGTAGCGAGCTGGATTCGTGGCGTTTGCCAGAGTGCCAGGCGACGCCGGGTTGATCGGCGGCCACGTCACGTTGTCGTCCCACCATGAAGGCTTGGCCGCGTAGGCGTAGGAGTTGGGCAGCGTCTGGTTGGATATGCTGCCGTCCCACAATTGCCCTGCCGTCACCACGTCATAGTTGCCGTGGTCGATGAACGTCGCCAGCGGGCTAGTCAGGATCGGCGTGTGTGCAAGTCCGTCCGAGTCTTTGCCGAGCGCGATGCACAGCACCGTAGTGTCGTAGTCGAAATCAGTCGGGTAGGTGGGCTTGCGAACCTTTGTCCTTGACGCCCAATTGCCAGTGTTGCCGATGACGTTGCCCAGGGCCGAGTAACGAATCTGCCCTTCCCAAAGGTCGATGGCGTAATTGACCTGTGTTTCGTTGTATGTCGTGGCGTCTACCGTCCGGCTGTTATTCGGGCCGCGACTTTGCTCAAAGCCGAAGATTGCATTGCGGTAGATCAGCGAATCGCTCGATGTGCCCCAGGTGGAATCGGCGCAGACCTTGTTGGCTATGTTGCCCTCGGCAAGGTTGAACTGCGGATGTGCCCCGTGGTTCATGTCCACACCGCGCATGAGGAACGACCTCACGGATGGGTTATAGCCATCGAAAACATAGTTGAACGCGACCACGTTGCCAGCCGCGCCCCACTCCAACATGATCGAGCTTTGCAGCCGCTCCATGATGTTGTTCTCGACCCGGCACAGTGAAGACTTGTACCGAACAGCGATCAAGCCGGGGTAGTTGCTGTCCGTGGCGAATCGGTCGTAGAAGTGGCAGTTACGGACCTCGCAGCGGTAGCTCCATTCAATCTCGATGTGGTCACGGGTGGCAAAGTCGAAATCTACCCCCGTGACCCAGCAATTCGCGGCCTTGCGCATCATCACCAGGGCTACATGCGAGTCCGCAGAGTCCGCGAACAGCTGCATGTGCTCCAGGCCGGCATAGCTCATGGAGGCAGAGAATGGTGTTGCCCAGCAGGTATTCGGGTAGTCGGTGTATAGCGCCGGCTCGATGGTCAGCGTCTGCGTCGTGGTGCCGGTGACTCCTGTCACCTCCACGATCTGCCCGCGCGCCCTGCCTCCACTGGTGTTCCACCCGTCCGCCCATGTGGCGCCGGGCGAAGAATTGGACGCCCCCCACAGCGCCACCTCGGCGTTGTTGGTTTCGCTGATGACGAGGAACTGGCCCACCGTGACCGTTGGCCCGGCCGACGTGGTGACTAGCGAAGTTGACCCCGCCGTGGCGCCGCTGTCGATGACCTTGTTTGTACCTACGGTTGGCGACGAAACGCCCGACGTGCCGAAGTTGATAAGGCCGTTCGACCCGCCGCCGGATACTGTCTTGAGCACCGTCAGAGTAATTCGCCAATCGGCGTAAGTGCCGCTGCCGTTGCTGCTGGCGATGTTCAGCGTCAGGGTCGTTCCGCTGTAGGTCGTCACCGACCCCTGCATGTAGTAGCCGCGATCCCCAGGCCGGTACACGCGAACTTGAACACCTGCCACATAGCCCAGGCCCGCAGGCACGGTAAACGTCTTGGTGCCCGTGCCGATAGCCACGCTGGACGTGCTCTTGCAGAAGTCTCCTACGCCGCGCAGCGTGACGCCCGACTTCATATTCAGCGCAGATGTGCGGTAGATTCCTGGCGGGATCAGAACCACACTGCCTGAAGGTGCGGCGTCGATTGCATTCTGAATCGTCGTCGTGTTGCTGGCGGAGTCGTTGCCGCCGGCAGTCGAGATGGTTTCAGCCAGCACCGTTCGCACCACGATTCCGCCATCGACGCCGGCAAGATGCCAATCCACAAGCCGCTCGGCCGGGATCAGATCGGAGTCAGTCACTCCACCCATAGACATGCGCGCAGGCGCCCGCATCACCCCCATACGGGGCGCGGCACGGAGCGGGCGGCCCAGGATCATGGGTCAGCCCACATGCTCGTAGAGTTGTCCGGTCAGCACGACATTGCTGGTGCCGGATGCGCTGCGCAGCGAATACTGCCCGGCGGACGGCAGCGTCAGTTCGAGACCAGGCAGCGCGGTGAAGGCGTCCCAATCGGCCAACGCATTGAGCGAGAAGCGCCACACCTCGACGCCCAGCGTCGGCTGCACGCTCCATGTGGTGTACATCAGGCACCCGGCCGCAGCCCCGTCGCTGCTGACCGGGCGCAGAGTGATAGCGCCGCCAGGCGTGGTGCCGCCGCTTGAGCGGTACAAGACCACCTCATTCTGCGCCGACGCTGTGCCTGCGCCCTTCAGCTTGATGTGCATGAACGACACCGGCTTTCCTGCCGCTGCGATAAACGTCGCCAGATCGTTCGACGTGCTCAGGGCTGCGCTCGGGCGGTTGAAGGTGTAGGCGGACATGATGAGCCTTTAGGTTTGCGCGGCAAAGCGCGGCTTGCCGATGTACTTGCGGGCAATGGCGAAGTTGCGCAGCCGATACCAGATGTCGTGATCCGCAGGGGTACCGCCGCCGTGGTAGGCCATCAGCCAATTGCCGCTGACGCCCATCGACGGGTGGCAATGCCAAGCAAGGTTGTAGCTCCCACCGACGAACACCCCATCGAGCCACATCTCCCAAATGCCGTCGTTGCGCGCTACGCCGTTGCCGAACTCGTCGGGCGCGCTCATGTCGATGGAGTTGATGACGCAGCGCGCCTCCATCGTGACCCAGCGGCCCATCGGGATGCAGTGGTCCCGCCCCGGCACCCCGATGCGCAGGTTTTGTTCCGTGCCGTAGACGGCGCCGTCGTACAAGTAGTCATACGGGCCAAGATGCGAAGGCGCGATGCCCAGCGCGATGGCGCCTGGGTAGGCGGTCAGCGTGGGGTGCGGCCAGCCCAGCATATGCCCACGAATGGAATGGCCTTTCAAGCACCATTGGCCGTGCGCCTCGTCCCACACCCTGCGGCCGTCCGACTTGGTTTGGCCGTTGCCAAACTGGTAGGTACTGCCACCCTGGCCCCAGCCGCCCTCGTCGCCCAGGCCGTAGCGCAGGTCCATGCCGACCGGGCTGAACTTGAAGCCGTAGTTTTTCGACCAGAACGAATCCTGCTCGATGAACACTTCCACGCGGACGAAGACTTCCTTTTCCAGCGTGGCATCGTCGGGCATGTAGCCGCTTTCGGCGCTGCCGACCTTGTGGAACTTCACGGCCATCTCGCCGCCGCCCAGCTGGCCTGCCGCAATGCAGGTGCGCAGCACGAAGCGGCCCGGCGCTTCCTCGTCGGGCAGCACTTGCATCTTGACGTACTGCTTGGGCGTGATGTGCACGTCGTTAAACAGCTTGGCAGGCTTGAGCGGCTTTGCCAGCACGTAGCCGTTGCCGCTGAGCACTGTGCCGGGCCGGTTGTGCCAGTTTTCTTCGCGGAAGTCGCCTGCGGCAATCACGTCAGGATGGCCGGGCAGGTTTTCCTCCCCCACCGCATCGGCGAGCCCCGGAACAGGCGGCAAGCCAGCCCCGCCCAGCAGCAGCGCCGGTGCGTCGGTTTCCATGACCTCGACCGTCAGCGCGTACTGGTCGTCGCTGGCCTCTACATTCAGCCGCATGACGGCGCGGTCAACCGGCCCCTCGATGTCCTTCAGGCCGTCGAAATGGATCACCTGCCGGTATTGCCGGCTCAGCTTCGAGCGCGTGCCGGTGTCGATCTGCGATGGCGCCGTTCTGGCCGTAGTGCTGCACAGTTGGTACCCGCACAAGTCGCCCGTCAACGCCACGTCATCCAGGCCATCGCGGCTCACGATCAACATCGGCGGCTGCGCGCCATATGTGCCCGACCATGTGGCGTGAGCACCGACGTTGACAACCTTCGGCACCTTCAGCATGGCCCCTCGGTTTTCTCCGGCGTGCCAGCGCTTGGCAAGGTCGGTGATGTCCACCTCGATGGCGCCGATGTGGTTCTTCGGCACGACGAATGACGCCCACGGAATCGGCCCCTGCGGCGTCCCTGCCATGTCCAGCCAGTCGCCGTTCAGGTTCTTCCAGCGCAGGCGCACGCTATCGTTGAAGACCAAAGCGCTGGTGCCGCCTTTCTGACCGTGATTGGGCCAGACGCGGTAAGAGCCCGCTGCGGGCGTCGGCGCGCCACCAATAGGAGGAGGTGGCGGCGGCGGTGGCGGCGGCGGCGGTGGCGGCGGCGGCGGTGGCGGCGGCGGCGGTGGCGGCGGCGGCGGTGGCGGCGGCGGTGGCTCAACAGGCGGCGCCTCGGACTCCAGCACATGCACGTGCGAGCTGATCTGCATCAGCTCGGTCGTCGCAGCCTCCACCTCGTCGGCAATGCCGCGCAGGCGGACCATGGCGCCTTGCTGCGCAAGGGCCAGTTCGCGCATGCGGTCGGAGTAGGCGCCCATCTCAGGGCATCGCTTCGTAAGTCAGCGAAGAGCACGACACCGTGTCGCCTGCGCCGATGGTCAAACCACCGGTCAGGTTGATGTCCGAACCCGACGCAGCCACGGCGCAGTGCACGACGACCGTACCTCCACCCGTTTCGAGCGTTGCCGTGGCGACGGGCGAGGCGTTGCCGGTGGCGTTTGTGTCGCTGGTGATCGCGTTCGCGGTAATGATGCCGCTGGCCGCGGCGCCGAATGCCGGGTTGCCGAAGCTGAGCGTTGCCGCGGCAGTGCCAGGCGACGCGGCGGTGCCGGTCAGTCGGAACTTGAGCAGCGCGGCGGTGCTCAGGGTGGAATCAACAAGATCAGCGACGGTGTTGCGGAAAGCGACTGGGTGAGTGACGGCCATTGCTAGGTTCCTTTTGTGTCAGTGAGCTCGGCAGCAGTGCCGATGATTTCGTATTCCTCGACCTGTCCGGTCGCGGCGCGAGTGACTTGGATGGTGGCGCGCAGGATTGCCGGCGTGGCTTTGGCAGCGAGCGCGGCCTTCTCCGCTGCGCTGATTCGGCCAGCAACGCCGCAAAGCGTGGCAGGCATCGGTGTGAGTTTGATTTCGCTCATTGCATTACGGCGCCGGTGATGTTGCCGTCGTCGTCCTCGGTGAACTTTACCGATCCGCCCTTTTCGATCGTGACGTTGACGGGCGGCGCGTTCACAGTGACGGCGGCCGGCTCGACGTTGACCACGGGCGCAGTTTGTTCGGGCACGTTGACCGTAATGGTCGGCATCGTGATCTGCGGCGACTCGACTGTGATCGCGGCTGGTGAGATGTTTACGACGGGCGGCTGCTGCTCGGGCACGGTGACGTTGATCGTCGGGGCTTCAACCGTGATTTGCGGCGGCAGCGCGGCGGGCTGCGCCTCGATGTTCACGATCGGCGCCGGGAAGGTGATCGAACCGATAGCGGCCACAAGCGCGTCCATGTCAAAAGACGGTGCAGCGGGCGCGACAGGTTGCGCAGTCGGCGCTCCAATCGCGTCGTCCATCGGCGCGGCCCCCATTGTTCCGAGCGCAGGCCCTTGTTCTTCAATGCGCGCCTGTTCGTCGGCCCAGGACAGGTCAGCGGCCAATATGCCGCGCCGCTGGTACTCGCTGTGCAGCGTTTCGTCGCTCAGCTTGCCGGCTTGATTCGTGGACAGAAGAAGCTGCGCGGACGCTTCTTGCAGCGACGCGGCGCCGTAGTCGTTGAACACGGTGACGTGACCGCCTGTCGGTTCGCCCACCCAATCGGCCGTGATCTGTAGAGCTTGGTCGAGAGCATCCTCGAATCCTTGCGTGATGCGCTGCAGGACGCACAAGCCGACGGCATTCTCGGTGTTGATCTGCGTGGCGGTGATGTAGCCCGGAGCGATGACCAGCAGTTCGGCACCAGCTTGCCGCATGCGTTCTTCGAGCGTCTTCAGGTCATCCGCACCAGCCCCGATCGCGGCGCCGGAGTGCTCAACGAAAACCATCTGCGAATCGGTCGGCAGCTTGATCGCCGACGAAGCACCAACTGTCATCTTCCATTCAGGGTCATCGACGCCAGTCACCGTCAAGATCGGCACCCGCGCGACGTGCAGGATGTTCTGCTGATCGCTGGCCGATTGCCAATGTGCAACGTTCAGATGCGCCACTTCAATCAGCGGCGGCGTTGCGGTCATGAACCCGGTTCGCCCGCCGTAGACCGGAACGAACGGGATCATGTCGAGCGTCGTGACGCCCTCCTCGAAAACCGACCACGCGCCGGCATCGGTGCTGCGGTACGTGGTCCACTTGCCAGGCTCCAGCACTCGCACTTGTTCGACCAGTTCCGTGCCGAATTCACCATCAGGCAACTCGACCACTTCGGCCAGCCGCAGTTGCAGCAACTTCCAATAGCCATCGACGCGCGCCGCGCGCCAGCCGAGAATCTGCTGCGGCTTGACTTCGACCCAATACGGCCGGAGCCCTGCGGCTTGTTCCTGGGCCTGCGTGCGCACCCCCATCGCGGGCGGGTAGTCGATCAGGATGCCGGCCAGCCCATAGCCGAGCGCCGTATTCATCACGTCCGCGGCGAACGTGTCGAGATTGCGCCCCTGCAGGTCGATGTCCTGCAGCCACGGCAGGAAGCGCGCGGGCACGTCCTCACCGACAGTGATCGGCTTGCTGAACGGCTTGCCCGCGAGCGTCTGAACGGTGCGTGCGTAGGCTGGAAACAGCACCGACACGCCGAGCCGCGTCGTGTACGCTTCGGTGTCCTCCTTCGGCCACTTCGGTAGGTAGGTTTGCCCCGCAGCGCGCATCGTGCGCGTCCCGCCAAGCAGCGCGGCGGCGAGCGCCCAATCGGGCACCATCGCATCGACGGCCAGCGAGCGATCGGCGACGGAGTTGGTCATATCGTCAGGTCCGAAACAGTAGCAATGCGTTTCGTAGTCGGGAATTCGCGCTCGACGTAATACCCCAATGCATCAGAGATGTGGGTTAGGCTCGGAGTCGCGTCTTTGTCGATCTCTCCAGACCCGCCCTCTAGCAGCCTGACACCTTCTAGGTCTTTGACTACGTATGGCGCTTTGGCACCATCGACCATCAGTCGGATAACACCATCCCCTGCGACGAGGCGAGAGTTCATCGCGTTGACCCTTGCCCGTTCTGGAGGATTTGCGCGCTTCACACGGAACGAGAGTTGATCACGGAAAACCGGCCTGAGCTCGGCCTTAATCAAGTCCCAATCCGAACCGTCTACCTTTGCCGTGCCCCTAGCCCCGCCCGTAGCGTCACCGTAACAACGTACAGGCCCGGTGTGCTTGCCCCAATCCGCGATGATCTTGCGGCAGACAGCGGGTGTGTTGGAGTTTCGCGGGATGTGAACCTCACCAATCACACCGGTCCCAAAGACAGGAGCATCCAGCCTGATCGTCAAGCCGGAATCACGCTCAAACTGTCCAGGCATTTTCTGCTCTTGCACGATGGCACAGACCCCAGGTTCAACGTTGAAGTCGAAGCACAGATTCAACGGCGCCGCCGGATTGTAGGCTAGTTGCCTGCAATGTAACCGCTCTTCAAACGGATAGTAAGCCCGCCCGGTGAAATTGACAAACGAACCCTCGTACTCCTGCTCGAATGTAGTCGGGTCGAGTTGGCGTTTTGCCGCGGCAACCTCTTCTGGGTCTAGGATATCTCGACTTATCCAGTGGAATCCATCCCAATCCGCGTCTACACCGCTCTTGGCGTACTTCCACAGATCATAGTAATGATTCCGTCCCTCTGGCACGCCGATCAGCCAGCACCATCCTTTTCTATCCGACAGGGCAGGTCGAACGTTCTCTCCCCAGGCCCCTGGCTTCATGTTGGCATATTCATCCAAAATGCCACCGTTCCAGGGTCTTCCCTCGATCCGCTCCGGGCGGTCCATTCCGACTACGCAGATTTCCGACCCATTCCTAAGCTTCATGGAAAGCTCGGACTCGCTGCGGTTGATCACCATCACCCGAGGGACCATCGCCTTCAGGTCGGCCCAATAGATCGCTTTGGCCTGATCCCGCGTCGGGGCGGCTGCGAAATAGCGGGCATCCACCCAGCCTGTAGCCCGAAGTGCCTCGATGACGACCTTGCGCTTGGCTAGCTCTGTCTTACCGGAACGGCGGCCGGAAGGAACGACGCCAAACCGCGCGGAGCTTTTCCTTAGCCTATCCTGTTCGGGATGGTAGCGAAGCGGGTACAGACGGTTTGTCGCTGTCCTGTCAGGCGTTAGAGCCTGGGCGCTCATTCACCTTCGACCGTCGCAAGTGCCTGCTGGATGGCTTCCTGAACGTTGGCTGCAAGCTCGTCGTTAGTCATTGCGTCGCCGTCGCTAGTCTCGCGCCACCTAGCCCTTGTCTTGAGCCAGAAAATCGCTGCAGTCACTGACTGCGGCCCGCTCCCGGTAGCTTTCTTAAACAGAGACTGAGCCACGATGGCATTGGAAATCTCCATGCCCTGGTCTAGCTCGTAGCGGAATGCCTTGCGAAGCGTCTTCAGGTCAATCGGCGTCCCGCGCGTCCCATTGATCACCGACTGCCGCATCGTTTCCTGCGGAGTGCCGCACGCCGCCATGACGCTTACGGTCAAGCGTTGCTCGCGGGTGGGTTCAAACGGTGGGCGGGCCATTTATGCGGCTTTGCGGTAATGCTCAGGCAGGATGCATGGGACAGTGTGCCTCCAACGGACTTGATGGTGCAACCGCGAGACGGCTGGACTATACATCACGCGCGCACCAGAGGGGTGATACATAACCGTATAGAACGATTTGACGTATGTACCGCTGTCCATATACATCTCGGTCATTCCACCGGCATTTGATTGCGTTTGCTTTTGCTGCAACACGATATCGTTGACGGTCATGAAGAATGCACCGCGCGTTGCTGCGCTTGTGTATGTGTTTACGTCCTCGTTGATGCGTCCTACAAACTTGAATGGCCTAAGCGTTGAGCATATAAAGCTATTCATGGCTTTGCGGCTGTGCTTATTGCGACTTGTGCATTCCTTACCGCCAGGAAAGTCTCCAGTCTGCGCCATGGCAATCGATGCAGCAGGGATTAGCTTGTAATACTCAAGCATTGCGCTGAATACTGCGTCTAGATCGTGGATATCGCGACCGTCGATGTATTCCTGCTTTTCGTCACGCTTGTGGCGGAATGCCATGTAGTCATCATCAAGCTGCACGAAGTACGTAATGCCTAGCTTTTCGGCTACCTCGAAACAAGCGTTGCGGGCATAGATAATCGCCCGCCTGTCGTTGAAGTTATCGCCCTCATCGATCCTGCTGGCAATCTCCGCTTTGTCAAAGACATGCACCATAGAGCCGAAACGCTTGTGGTACTCGTCAGCAGTCTTATCCTCATTGTCGATCAGTATGATGACCCGCCCGGTGTAGCCGTGCTTGCGCAGACTGTCCATCGTATGCACACGATCCGGCCTTCCGTGCGTAAGGATGAAGGCGCAGAAGTCATCATTCATCTACGTCCTCCTCGTCCTCTACGTCCTGGGTTTCACTGTAGATATCGGCTAGTTTCTTGGACAGTTGGACATATCCAAGCTCAATCGCCTTGTCGAAGTCGATTATCACTAGGGCTGAATCTTCCATGAGCGACTGCACTTCTGGCGAGGCGTGGCAGTAAAACTCTGCGATCTGGTGGTAGTCGAATACGACGTGCCTGCACGCAGCCATCGTCATGAACTGCTTTTCTGCATAAGTCGCTTCTGATTCATCGATCTTCTTTAGCAGCGAGTCCATTTTCTCGCGGTTGAATAGCGCGGAAATCTCCGGCCTGTCACCCTTCGGGGTGTAGGTAGGCGCCTCGATCTTGGAACTGTATTCGCTCAGGCTTCCATCCGGACCAGTATTCGGCGTCCCAATCAGTTCATTCAACTCCTCGGACGTAAAGCCGAGAATCGGCAGGCTGAAGTCCAAGTCCCGCAGTTCGTCAACCTCGACGGCGAGCATCTCCCAATCCCAATCCGCGTTCATCGCGAGCTTGTTGTCCGCGATGACGTAGGCTTTCCGCTGCGCCTCTGTCCACCCGGTGCAGTCGATGACAGGGACGGTGCCCTCTGGAAGTTCCTCGCCCCCAGGGAGCTTGATCCGCTTCCCGGATGCGTAGAGCTTGCGCGCTGCCAGCACCCGCCCATGCCCGGCGATGATGCTGCGCTCGTCAGCGATCACCGGGTTGGTGAATCCGAACTCGACCATGCTCGCTGCGAGCTGGGCGATCTGCGCATCGCTGTGCGTGCGGGCATTGCGGGCATACGGGATCAGGCTATCGACGGGCAAAAAGGACGCCTTAGCCTTTTCTAATGGGGAGATAGCGTCGCGTTTCATAGGTCAGTGCGTCCTAACATTATATGATGGGTGTTGTTTCAGCCCAAGCCTTCACTTTGATATGCCCAGCTTCCCACTGCTCGCCGAAGACGGTGAACAGCGCGGCCCTGTAGGCGCCTGTCATCGCTCCGACCTTTCGAGACTCGAAGTAATCCGGCGAAGATGATAGAGCCCTTGCGCTGCACTCCAGGCAGTCAGCGCGATAGTAGCCACACCAACGATTGACTCTGGATTGCTCGCAGGCTGGACACTTATCGCTCACTTGTTGACCTCAACCATCGTTATGGACAGGTTTCAGCTTTTCGCGATATATAGCCTTGATATCCTTCAACTCGTCAACCGTCCACTTCTGCGCAGGGTGCGGGCCTTCAAGGATTTCCACTGCGGCTAGTCCGATCCGGTCGATCAGGTTGATCCGGTAGGCAATCAGATTGCCGTGCAGGTAAGTGTTGCACCGCTCACACTGGAGGTGAACGTTGCGTTCATTGAACCTGAGTTCCGGCCTTGCTCCTGTCGAGAGATAGTGCCCAGCATTGGCCTTGCCTACATGCGTGCCACAGCTAATGCAGCCCAATCCTGCGTCCCTTGACCTTATCCATGCGTTGAACGCTTGTTGCGCCTCTTGGAGCCACTTGGACCGTGGCTTTGCGGCTTCTTTGCGTGCCTTTGTTCGCTCACGCTCTACCTTGCGTGCCGCCTTAGGAACCTGCTTTGCACATCGAAGCGAGCAAACCGACTGAAGCGGCCTTGCTGGCTCGAATGGCTTTGAGCAGACACGGCATTCCATTACGCAACTTCCATCTGCGTGACCAGATCACTATACGCACCCCATTGGTCGGCCATTGCTGTGGCGATTCCTGCGTAGGTTCTGCTACGCTCTTTCCACCTGTCGGGACCTGGTGGCATACGGTGGACGCGTGGTTCCCTGCCATGCACGATGTTGGTCGGCACCAGTGGCGGAAGTCCCTTCAGCCACAGGCACGTAGCCTTTGTCTCACCATGCCCGAACTGCCACGGCTGGATGATCTGGTCAGGCTCTCGCCATACCGTGGACATGATGCAAACCGGGTTCTCGATGGCGATGCGTGGGATTGGTGCTCGCGCAAGTTCTAGGAAGAATTCGATTGCCTTCTGCTGCCGCCCATCTGCGCGCTTTTCATCGAAATGTCGTGCGCCACTGACAGACAGGTGTGTGCAAGGCGGATGCGAAATCATCATGTCCCATCCTTGCCAAAGGATGCCGAGCACGTCCCCTTGCATGTGATAGGCGCGCAAGCAGGGACCGTCTTCTGCGGGCAGCAAGTCGCAAGACCAAGCATCATGCCCGCGCGCACGGAAAGCCTGACGCACCACGCCTGAATACTCGCAAGCGACCAGCACTCTCACGCTGCATCCCTCTCGCTGTTCATCGCCACCCCTAGGCGAGACTTTCCTCGCCTAATCTCGCTCACCGCATGGTCAGATATCCCGAACCGCTCAGCCAAAACGGCCAGTGGCTCGCTGGAGGCTCGAATTGCCATGACATGATGGTCCGGTGTGTCTACGATCCCTTGCGCTTTCCTGGCGTGTCTGAGGTTAATAAGCCTTGCCGCGTGCATCTTTGGCGATCTGAACTTTCCCGCCTTGGCTACGGCAGCGGTCATCGCTTCACGGTCCTTTGCAACCCGCATGTGCTTAGGGTTCACGCAGTCCCGAGCGCAACATCGATACACAACCCCCTTCGGTGCTGACCCGTTTGCGATCATCCACACCGCTCTAGGTCCAGCCATCGTGCGTTTCTTGACCTTCTCATAGTCCAGCGTCCAGATCGACGGAAGGCCGTCCTTTCTGGTCGCTCCCTGCCAGTGCCAACACCCGGAATACTTGTCCACGATGCTGCGCTTGTAAAGGTCTTTGATCGTTGCTGCCACGGTTTACCTCTGGTTCTTCTCTATCACCGCACAACCGTTCAATCGGTTGTCGGCCTGGATTCTGCTCGGCGTGGTAGTGCGCGCACTTCTCTCGCGATCCGCACATCCCGCCCATGCATTGCGCAATCATTGCGGCAGTCCTGCCATTCCCACAGGACCGCGCCTTGGCGGAAGCTTTTCTCGACGTTTAGCTGCCTGCTCGGCTTCATATTGCACCTTGTCAGGGTGGTTCCAGTTGCACGTTGCAGGCCAACCTTGGCGAATCTCTGTCGTGACCTGCGGCCACTTCTCAGCCGATGCGCTTGCGTGCCTTGAGCATGCCCACCTTGACCCGTCGAATGACGTGCTTGCAGCGTTAGGGCAACCGTGCGCCGGGCATTTATACGACCGCTCCTGCTCGATCTGTTGCACCGGTTCCGCATCTTCGTTGAATGTGCGTCTCATGCCGACTTCTCCTCTTGGTGGTATTTGCCTTCGTGAATCTTCGCCCAATTCGTCGGGTTCACAACCCATGCAAGCTCTGCAATGAACTGCGGTCGCCCGTTGATTGCAGGAACCCGCCCGCTGAGGAACCGGCTTTGCCCGATGTATGCGAATAGCTTGCGCATGTAGGCTATCCCGTCCGGTTCGTTCCTCCATCCCTTGAATGCCGCTGTTTCTCGCCATCTTGAGCGAAGGTGCGCCGCCCTGGTGCCGTTCCATAGTTCCACGTTGTGCTGCGGGAAGGCTGGCAAGACTTCAGCCCATAGGGAAAGGATAGCCTTGTGCGGGCAGTGTGGGAGTCCTGGCTTGTCAGGATTCGACTCCACAAGCACCAGTTCGGACTTTTCTGGAGGAAAAGTACAAGCTTGCGGTAGCAAGCTAGTATTTAATGCTTCTGCCTCTGCCTCTGTATGGGCTTTTTCTGGCTTATCCTGGCTTACGCGGCTTATCGCGCCTGACTCAAGCTTATATTTAGCACGCCAACGCTGCTGGGCAAGGCGGTTCTGTTCCCGTCTGTCGTCCTCATCCCTGATAGCTCGGTACTTGGTGTAATTGACGACAACCCAGCCCCAAGAACGGTGTTCATCGAGGCGAATGATGCGTTTTCCGTCGCATTCCGGGCTTCTGGACTCTGGGTCTGGAGACTCCAATTCGTCCAAAGCTGCCCTGACTTGCTCCACCGAAAGGCCGACTTCTTCGGCTATCGCTCTCGGGTGCATGTCAACGGAACCCGACTTGTCGCAGTGCGCGATGAGGTTGGTGAACACCAGCAGGCCATGAGAATTGCCCCTTAAAGTGCCTTGATAGATGCTCGTAAACAGTTTGGCGTAGATGGCTAATCTCCAGTAATTCGCGTAAGCCGCGTATGCTTACTCTAAGCCTTTGGCGTGCAGTTTGAACTCAGAACCGCGCCAGAATCCATCATCCCGAAGCACCATGCCCTTCGCGGTCATCTCTGCAACGGTCGGGCAGCGGCGGTTTCCGCCTTCGTGCTTTCCTGTGCGGTGCTTGTCGAAGGCCAGGGCGGAGTTAAACAAGCGTTCGCATGCCGTGCACTGGTTGCGGTCGCCGCGTAGGTTCTTGGCTTTCATGCTTCGATCCTGGCTATCTCGCGCAACAGTTCCCGGCGCGCTTGATAGGTTACGTTTTCGCGCTCAAGAGCAATTGCTTGATTCAACTCGAAAGCCTTTGCGAACGACTCTACCCGCAACTTCACGCTGCCCCCAATAAAGAAGTATTGCGCCGTGCCGTGGTCACCGCCTGAGCCGTCCTGCTCCCATCTGAATGTGTCGCTGGATTTCATGCAGTCCACCTAGTAGCCGAGATAACCCGCCACCTCACAAGCCCGCGCGAGTCCTTCGCCTTGATGATGCGCTCATGCTCGAGCAGGCATTCGACCACGCGCTTTTGAGGACTGGTGCTGATGCCTAGTGCCTGCATTTAGCCATAGGTCATTGCGCGGCGCTTCAGGGCTGCTATCAGGCGGCGGCCTTGGGTGGATTTCATACCTTGTCCAATCCTTGTTTATTGGGTCGGCTACCGAAACGCAACATTCGGCTATCGCACGCATCTCCACAGACCAGTGCAATGCACTTCGACCTATATTTAGGTTACGTACTCACCCGCATGGGTCGCCGGTTGATTACTCTGTTTCTATTGCTTCAGTATAAAAGTCAAACGCCTCTGACGTCTCGATGTCCTTCCGCCCAGCAGCGGCCATCTGCACATTCTTCAATGCCTGACGGTAGTAGCTCGGCTTGAGTTCTGCACCCATTCCACGGCGGCCTAGGATGATAGGGCTGTAGACCTCTGAACCGACTCCCATGAACGGCGTAAAGACCGTCTCGCCTTTGTTGCTGAACAGTTCGACGCAGCGGTCGATCACGTCCAGCTGCAGAGGGTGGACGTGCTTCTCGTCTTCGCTGTCGCGAGCTTCACGGTATGGCAACACGCGGCCTATGCGAATGTCGTCCCACATGCAATCCGCGTACTGTCGCCAGATCCAATGCGAGTAGCGATTTTCCGTCTGCTTGCCTGTCCAGCCGCGGTATGGCAACAGGTCGCCAGGCATGACACGTTCACCAGCGTAGTCGAGCATGCCCTGCGGATGTTCGACCGGCACCGGGTTCGTGCCGACGCGGCGAAAGGTCAGCAACTGGTCACCAGCGGCAACCCCGCAGTCGATGCTGTCGGCCACCAGCGAGGCATGCGCGAGGTTCTTCTGCATCGTTCTTAGGCGAACGGCAAGCGGCTCCTTCCAGATCATGCGCCGGCCTGTGAATCGCCAGCCTTCACGCTCATGCAGACGGATGATGTCTCCTGGGAAGTCGATGTAGCTGTCGGTGCCACTGTTGCTGCGCGGCACGTCCATGCAGTGAACCGCAGTCACCCGGCCCGGCATCGTCACCCGCGCCAACTCGCGCACAACAAATGCGTAGTGTTCGAAGAACGTGTCGTAGTCGTCGCAGTTCGAAAGATCACGCTCATTGCTGCTGTAGTGATACAGCCCACCGAACGGCGGGGAGTAGATCGACAGATGAATTACGCCGGCCGGAAGGCCCTTCATCACTTCGACGCAATCGCCGTTATAGATGGCGAACTTCTCGGTAACGCATTGATCGATTACAGCCATGATGGGATCTCCAGTTTCTTGGTCATGTTGTTCGCGCGTTCGATTGACAGCGCGTTGGTCATCTCCTCCACAAGGCGGGAAAACATTTCGTCGGCCTGGTCGGACTTGCGCTGCAAGTTGCGCATCACTCCGCGCTCGCCTTCGGTGGTGATGATGTCCACCTTTACCGGGCGCGTTTGCCCGAAGCGCCAGCAGCGTCGCACCGCCTGGTAATACTGCTCGAAGCTGTGTGACGGGAAGAAGGTCACATGGTTGCAGTGCTGGAAGTTCAACCCCCACGCGCCTATCTTCGGCTTCGTGATGAGCACGCGGGCGCGCCCTTCGGCGAAGGCTTCTAGGTGCAGTTCCTTCTTGTCGTCGCTATCGGCACCGCTGACTTGCACAGCGTCTGGAATCATGCGCTCCAGCATATCGCCTTCGTCGTTCAAGTGGCACCAGACAAGCGCCGGCTGTCCGGTGTGGTTGACCAGTTCAGCAACGCGCTCGCATCGTTCCTCTACCGTGCGCCGACGTTCCTCGCGCTGTTCCTTCAGGCCAACGGCAGGCATGGCGAACAGCATGCCGTCCGCCAGCGATTGCGCATCTACAAGATGCTCGCCCTCGTTTAACGGCGGAAGGATGAAGTTGCTGTCATCGAAGCCCAGGTCAGACGGCCGGCGGATGGCGCGCGCCCATGAGCACACCCAGCGCCAGAACGGTCCTTCGGCGTGACCCTTCAGCCGGAACTTGATGACCTCGCCACCAATGCGCCCCTGCGCGCTGTTGTTCAGGTCATTCTTGAAGAACCTATTGAGCATGTCCATGTGGCCCATGTACCCAAGCGCTTCGGAGCTGGTGCCTAACTCGATGTAGTCATTCGGCGCGGCTGTCGCGGTCTGCAGCAGCCGGTACGGCACCTTGCGCATGAATGTGGTGATCTCGCCGCGGCGCTGGCCGGCGTAGCTCTTGAGGATGCTCGACTCGTCGCACACCACGCCACCGAAGTCGGCATGATTGAAATAGTGCAGACGCTCGTAATTGGCAACGATGATGTGCCCGTTGCTGGCGCCGTCGCGCGATTGCACCGCCTCGATGCCAAACTTCGCCGCCTCGCGCACGGTCTGCGATGCGACCGCCAGCGGGGTCAAGTACAGCACCGGCTTGCCGGTCTTGCGGGCCACGTTGGATGCCCATGTCAGTCCCATTGGCGTCTTACCGAGTCCGCAGTCAGCGAACACCGCCGCGCGGCCCTTGCGGACGGCCCACTCGACAATCTCGCGCTGGAAATCGAACAGGAAATCGGGCATCCAAACAGGTTCAAACCCGCTGTTAGCGCCGGCCTGCGTCTTTGATTCGATGAAATCCTCGTACTTCACTTAACAGACCTTTCCTTAAACGCGATTGACCTATCACATGCATCAGCAAGCCGCACAAGCACTGCGGCCAAGTCGATAGCCTCGTATGCGACTAGTGGCAGATCGTTTGCCTGCAACGCTGCGCGGAGTTCGTCCCATTCCTCAAGAGCCACGCCGAGCGCTTCGTGCGTGCTGGCGAAGTCTCCGTAGCGCTCTTGCGACTTCTCGCACAGGCGGGCCACGTCATAGAGCACGGACTTGATGCTCATGCTGTGATCCCACGCGCTTTGATGTAGGCAGAAATCGTCATCGGCGGATGATCTCCGGCCTCGCACATCGCGGCGATTGCACGGATGTTGTCTGCGTTGATAGCGAATCCGTCTTCGCTTGGCCTGCCGGTTTTCGTAAGGTACGCGAACAGATGTGCACTGCGGTTTTCGCTCGGGGCCAGAAGCGTGCAGAGCTTGCCGAGCGGGCTGTAGTAGAGCTTACCGGGCACTAGATAACTGGCGCGCATGGTCAGCGAGCCTTAACTAGAGTACCGACGCGGTAGCGAGCGCACTCCGGGCCGGCTCGCAGCTTGCCCTCGGTGATGCGCTCCAGTTCGAGCTGCCGCATGGGTGGCACCTCGATCCAGTTGCACACGCTGGGCTGGCTTATCTCTAGCACCCTGGCGACCTCTGCCTGATTGCCGAAGAAGGCAACTACGTCATCTTTAGTCATGGCGCAATCTTAGCCTAGGCAAAGTATGCTGGCAACAGCAGAGGCCGAAAAAAAGATGTAACAGTTTAATCTAGGCTATAGACATAGTGCTTAGTCTAGGCTAATATTCACGCACCTTGCAGATTGCAGGGAACCAGAGCAGACGCAACCCACCGGAGAACCGCATGAAGCAACAGATGAAATCCCTCACCGAACTCGCAGCCACCCTGGAAGCAAACGCAGCCGCGATGTTTGACTACGTGGTTCCTAGCCACTCGGTCAGCATGAACGACGATGCAACGATAACCGTCCCTGGCGCCTTGGACCAGAGCCTTGCCACTGATGGCGGGCACCGCCAGATTGCGGAGTACACCGGCATCCCTGCTGCGTACTACGACCGGCTTCGCACTGAGGACAAGCCCCTGCTGGCGAAGAACGTGAATCGCTGGATGGACGACAAGGGCAACGAGCGCAGGATGATCCGCACGCTGAACGGAAACGTCCGCGCGCTGCTGTCGGATCGCTATCAACGCATCGACAACAAGGAGGTCGCCGAGGTGGCCTTGAACGTCCTGAGCGACCAGCGCGGCTTGCGGGTAGTCTCCAGCGCCATCACCGAATCGCGCCTCTACATCAAGGCGGTGAGCAACGATATCGTTATGCCAGTTCCTGGCTCTCGCCGGGTCGGTGATCTGGTCGAGGCAGGGGTGATGATCCGCAACAGCGAAGTCGGGTCTGGTTCGCTCTCGATCACCCCGTTCGCCCATTTCCTGATCTGCACCAACGGGATGGTGCGGGACAAGTCAGGGATGCGCAAGGCTCATATCGGTCGCAAGATCGACATGGATATCGAAGGCATCCTGTCTGACTCGACCCGCCGCCTAGAGGATGAGTTGGTGTTACGCAAGGTCCGGGACGTTCTTGCCAACGCATTCAACGAACAGTCGTTCCGCAAGTTCATCGATGGCCTGACCGAGACTACCCAGCAGGAGATTACCGGGGACGTCAATGCCGCCGTAGAAGCTCTCGGCCCGACTCTCGGACTCCAGATCGGAGAACGTCAATCGGTTCTGCGGCACCTGATCACTGGCGGCGACCTTAGCCGGTACGCACTCATCAACGCAGTGACCCGCACTGCCGAGGATGTTCCTAGCTACGACCGCGCAACGGAACTGGAAACCCTGGGCTATAGGCTCATGGAACTCCCGCAGCGCGAGTGGTCTGCCATCGCAAACGCTAAGCCGCTGCAACTGGCGTGAAAAGAAAGGTGTAACAGTTAGCCAAAGCTATTGCACTGTGCTTTAGCTTTGGCTATAGTCTCCACATCGACTCACACACCAGGAGAAAGCACGATGAACCAGCAAACCGCAATGTCCAAGGCGCAATCCACCTTCGACAATATGGCCGAGCCGGAAGGCACAGAGTCAGACGAACTGCGCGAGTGCATCGCAATGGCAGAGGAATACATCGGTCGCGCAGAACGCGCGCTGCTGGCAGGCGACACCGCCGCTGCACGCGATCTGATGAAGTCTGCCGCTGATTGTCTGGTGGATGAATGATGAGCAAGCACTCATGGGAAGTAGACGGTGACTCGCCATCGTCGTGGTCCGTTGAATCGACAGATTGGCGGGTAGTTGTACTTGATGCCTGCGGAGGCTTGATCGCAGATTGCACGGACGGACACGACTCTGACGAGGGATTTGTGATGGCTGCCAAGTGCGATGACGTGGCTCGCCTGATATCCGCTGCGCCGGACTTACTTGCCGCCCTGAGCCAAGTCCTCGACACGCTGGAGCAGATGGAGGACGTTTACGACCTTGAGGACGGCAGGCAGGCGCCTAACACCGCCATGATGATCTTGAGCCAGCACGGCACCGCGATGCGCGCGGCTATCAAAGCAGCAGGAGGCGAACTATAAGCATCACCACCACCAGCGTCCACAACGTCAAGCGCATCACGTTCCAACTGATGACCTTCGAGTCATTCACTTCGCACAGTCTGACGTTCCACCTTGAGGACGGCTCGACGCACGAAGTCTGCGGCTTCTCTGCCGAGCCTGTGATCATCGAAATGCTTCCAAACCAAGTCGCAGAAGCAGCGAGCAAAGATGAAACTTCCGTCGCCTGATAGCCCGATCCGCGATCTGTTCGATGTGCGCGACCTTGCCATGTGGGCTAGTCCGGACGCGCGGATCACAGCCGGGTCGTTCCGCGACACGCTTATCCATGCCAGGAATTGGCTTGCAAGGCACGACGACATTGCGTTTCTGCACCAGTTCGCCTACAGGGCAAACGGAGACCTTTGGCTAGTCAAGATCACTCGGAAGTCATGGGCGAAAGTTTGGGATTTCGGTCACTGAAAGGAGAATCATGAACACCGCATACGTTGAAGAACGCGCAGCGATTACGCAAAGTCTCCCCGACATTGAGGACACCGCAACGTGGCCGTCCGTGGACAACGCAGTGGCCGCTACCGAGCAGGCTAACAACCTGATCCGCGAGGCGCAGTTAGCGGTGCAGCACATATACGAACCGCTGTATCGCATGGCGCGTGAGATAGGAATGCTGCGCAACGAAATCAAGTCGCTTTGCAGCTACATCACGTTTCTTGAACAAAGTTTGAAGGACACACATGGAAAAGTCTAGAGAATGGCATCTGGCCCGCTCGACAGGGATCGGCGGATCGGACGTAGCGGCGATCCTGGGTCTGAGCAAGTGGTCTACAGCGCTGGAGGTTTACCTGTCTAAGCGCGGGGAATCTCAGCCTACCGAGGACAACAAAGCGATGCAGTGGGGACGGTATCTAGAACCAGTCATCCGGCAGGCTTACTCTGATGCCACAGGGAACGAAGTCCGCATTCCAGAGACGATGCTCAGGCACCCGAAGCATGACTTCATGATCGCCAATCTCGATGGGGTCATTGCAGACCGCACCGGGCGAATCTTCGAGGCAAAGACAGCTAGAAGCTCCGAGGGATGGGGCGAGCCTGGGACAGATCAAGTACCGGAAGCCTACCTCCTACAGGTGCAGCACTACATGGAAGTTACCGCTATTCCAGTCGCTGACATTGCCGTGCTGATCGGCGGGAGTGACTTCCGTATCTACGAAGTCGAGGCAGACCGCGAGCTTCAGGAAATGATCATTGCGGCAGAGGCTGAATTCTGGTCGCGAGTGCAGGCCGGGAATCCTCCAGACCCGGTTAGCTTTGCAGACGTACAGGCCAAGTGGGGCCGCGCCAGCAAGTCAGCACTGGTGATGGCAGACGACCCCGTAAAGGAGGCTGTATTGCAGCTTCAAGCACTCCGACTGCAACGCGCACAGTACGACGAGCAGGAGGAAATGCTCAAGGCTTTCGTGATGAAGGCAATGGGAGAAGCCGATACGCTTGTCGATGAACGTGGATCGACTCTTTGCACTTGGAAGGCAGCAAAGCCAGCACAACGCTTCGACGCGGCGAAGTTCAAGGTTGCACACCCTGACCTCTACTATCAATTCGCGCACACCGGCAATGTGTCTCGTCGCTTTCTCCTGAAATAACGCTTTACATCAGTCATTAGCCGTGGCTATACTTTAGCTTCACCTAACACCAGAGGATGACAATGAACACCGATCTAGACGAGAAGTCAGCAGCGAGCCCGTTCGCCAATGCTCCTGTAGCCACTAGGCCGCAGACTGCGGTTGCGAACACCGACCAGCATCGGGCCATAGCTGAAGTGCAGGCCGCGATGATGATTGCGCGGATGAACCCGCGCGACCCAATCCAGTCGATGGACCGCATCCTGAATTCATGCACCCGGCCGTCGCTCGCTAATGCGGCTATCTATACCTACAGCCGTGGCGGAACGGACATTAGCGGTCCATCCATAAGGCTTGCCGAGGCTATCGCACAGCAGTGGGGGAACATCAAGACGTCGGTGCGTGAGCTTGACCAGTCAAACGGTTCGTCGACAGTGCAGACCATTGCATGGGATTTGGAAACCGGATATCAGTGCGATAAGGTGTTCCACGTTCCGCATATCCGCTACACGAAGCGCGGAGCCACTAGGCTTGAAGACCCGCGGGACATCTACGAACTGGTCGCTAACAGCGGCGCGCGAAGGCTGCGCGCATGCATCCTGGCGGTCATCCCTGGTGACGTGACTGAGGCAGCGGTTAATCAGTGCGAACTGACCATGCACGCTAGCGCCGACACAAGCCCAGAGGCTACGCAAAAGATGGTAGCTGCATTCGCAGGGTTCAACGTCTCTAAGGATCAGATCGAAAAGCGCATCCAGCGCCGGCTAGATGCTATCCAGCCCGCCCAGGTAGTAGCTCTGAAGAAGATTTACGCAAGTCTGCGGGACGGAATGAGCGGCATATCCGACTGGTTCGAGGCCGTCGAGGATTCTGCAGCGACTGCATCAGCTGCAGAGAAAGTCAAAGCGGCAATCAAGGCGAAGAAGGCCACCAAAGAACAGCCCATAAAGACTGTCGAACAACTCAAGGCCGATATTGACTCCGCCGCAGACTCAGAGACTGCTGCGCTTGTGCTTGATCAGGCCAGAGACACGCTAGACGAAGCAGGGCATTTGGTGCTCACTGAATACTGGCGCGGAAAGCATGGAAGCGCTTCGCAGCAACCAGCTGAGTGATAGAGCATAGGGTTTGTACCAATTCCAAATATCGTAGCTGAATAGAAGAATCACTAGTTGGCGCAGAATCCGTTCACGGTTGAAACAGAAATGAAAGCAAAGTGCAAAGCATCTTCACCCCCGAGCCCTCGGCGATCTCGCTGGAGGAAAGCATTCGCAGGCAAATCGCACGCGAATTCGCGGCCCGTCCCGAGCGCAACGTCCCGCGCCCAGGCCACCCGGCCTTCGTCGGCCCGCTGCGCCGCTTCACGATGGCCGACTTCTATGACCCGCGGATGAACGTTTCCGGCCGCACCTACTGGGGAGACTGAAATGAAGCTGCCAACAGAAATAGAAATGTTCGATGGCGACACCGCGTTTCGCGTGCGCTTCGACTACGACCGCGGCGAGGATCAATGGTTTGACGCACGAGCCGGGGTCGGCTCGCCGGGATACGATCCGAGCGTGTTCATCATCGAGGTCAACTTCGGCGCCGGTTGGGAGTCACCTGACACGTATCCTCAACTCGACCTCGATCGCTGCGAAAGCGAAGTGATGGAGCGGCTAACGTCGATCGAATCCGACTGGCACGCGGCACGCGCCGAAGCAGAATACGAAATGTGGAAAGAAGGTCAAACGCAATGAACACCCGCACCTTCGCCAAGACCGCGATCCAGAATGCGATGGCTGAAGCGCTGCTGCAAGCCGGCAAGACTGTCGCGTTTGCGAAGCAGACCCACATCGAAATTCACAGGCGGCGGGGCCACTTGACTAGCATCGAGTCTGCCCAATACAAAAATCGTGACCAGAAGTACGCAACAGTGGTTTTTGATGAGCTAGTGAAATTCAGAAAGGAACCAGAATGACCCGCACATTCGCCACCCGTTGCGCCAGCGCCGAGCTCCAAGCGTGGCAGCGCGCGCAGCCCTATTGCCCATCCAGAGCCGACCACGAAGCGCACCTCGAACCGCTCGTGCGCGACCTGTGCGCGATGAGCCCGTCCGAGGCTCAGGCCTACGTCCGCGCCACCTACGCGCACCGCAGCCTGATGCCGCTGGCGGTCAAGTTGTACAAGGCGCGCGTCGTGCAAGCAGAGGTGACGGCATGAAAGCATGGCACTTCGTAGATGACACGCTGCGTGACGGGTCGCCCGTCCCGGCCGATGGCATCAAGCTGGTCCACAGCGGCCCCGTGGTCCCGTGCAAGTCTGGCCTGCACGTTAGCACCGACCCGTTCGATGCGCTGCAATACGCTTCCGGGCCACATCTGTGTCTGGTGGAATACGGCGGCGTCGTTGTACCCCACGGGAATCCAGTTGACAAACTGGCATGCAGCGAGCGCACCATCGTCACTCGAATGGACGCGACGCTGCTTCTGCGTTACTTTGCACGGCAGCAGGCGCTGTCCGTTGTGCATCTGTGGAAACCACCGCAGGTTGTGCTCGATTTTCTGATGGGAGATGACGCAGCGAGGGCCGCAGCGTGGGACGCAGCGAGTGACGCAGCTAGAGTTGAATTTAACGCGCTGGTCTATGAAGCATTTGAGGATTGGCTATGAACCTCAACCAGTTTGAACTCGGCGTGCTTGTCTCGTCGGTCGTGGCCGCTTGCATCGCGTGCTACCGGGTCGGTCGCCGCGCCCGGCGCCACAATGAAGCACCTCGTACCGTCGTCACGCAGCTCCAGAAGCGCATCGCCATGCTGCGCGACGAATTGGCCGTGGAACGCATGAAGGTCGTGGTGTGCGGCATGGCGCTGACGCAGATCGGCGAGCGGCTCCCCGACACGCATCCGAACTGGTCGCCGAGCTACGCCGACATCTGCCGGTACGTGGACAAGGTGCGGGCGCGCAAGCTATGAAGCCCAAACGCCGCAGCCCAAGCGTGCCTAACCGCACCAAGGGCACATTCATGCCCGGTTCCATGTCGTACCGAATCATGGCCTATGTGAAAGAAGCCGGCCGTGCCACGAGCCGCGAAATCCATCAGGACGCGCTGCGCGACATCACGCCGCGCAAAGTCCGCGGGGCGATCAGCGACCTTGTTCAGCGCGGCGCCCTGGTGCGCGTCGCTGCGGTGCGCGAGCCCGGTGTTCGCCAGATGGTCGTCTACGCGCACCCCGACTACGTTCAGGGCGGCGAGGTGTACGCGCCACTCCCGCCCATCGACAACAACACCCGCAGCCTCGCCAGCAAGTACCGGCTGCGCGCCCGCGCGCCGAGCGTCTTTCAATGGAAAGGGCACATGTGACCTACCCCAATAACCACCCCTTCGGCCCGCACTACCGGGGCAAGATTGCCGCCGAATACTGCAACCCGCGCTACCCGAACCGCGTGCAGCCACCCGCGCCCGAGACGAAGCAGAGGTTGTGCGCCGGGGAGACCAAAGCCGGCAAGGTGCTGCGGCGAATCATGGAAATGAAATGAGAGCACAACGAGTCTACAAACCTAGAGTGCTCGCGCGACTGGACAAGACATGAACTTGCTCGAACTACATCCAGCGACGGCGCTGTGGTGGGCACAGCGCGAGCAGTGCCGCGCTTGCGCGCACTACACCCGTAACAAGGCGCACGCCGACCAGCGACACGAGGGCTACACGGGCGAGCGCTGCACGGCGCGGCGCGCCGACCAAGGACTACGCGAATTCCTGTACTGCATCGACGCTCGCCTGCCCGGAGCGTTCTGCGGCCCCGATGCCGCGATGTTCAAAAGGCAGGGTTAATACCAGTTTTATTGCGCTCGGTGTGCGGGCAGACTTTCATCCTATGAAGCAACTCGAAAACACCACCCGAACGCAGTGCCTCATCACCGGCTGCACGCTGTACCTGCAGCAATCGCGCGGCATCGCTTGGGGAGATCTGCACATGCAGGGCGACCGCTTTGTCTTCAACGGGTGCGTCGATCGAAACGGCCGGATGGACTGGCGCCATTTGCAACAGACAGATGGCGCGCGGACGCTGACCATTCCCGTTGGCGAGGATTACTTCGAGCGCCGCGGCGTGCTCGTGTGCCGCGCAAGCCTGTCGCTGTTGAACGTCGTGGCGGTGGCCTATGTCGCCGGCTCGCCGCACTGCCCGGAGATTCCAGCATGATCATCGTCCGCACTAGCCCCCTTACAGGTCGCACCGCGGCAATGGATTTGCCGGTGACGCAGGATCAACTCGACGAGTTTGCGTCGCGCTTCCGTGCGCGGCTTATCCAAGACATATTCCCCGACTTGTCGGCCGAGGAGCGCGAATTTATCAAGACCGGCTACACAAGCGAGGATTGGGACGCAATGTTTCCGCCGGAGGAAGATGAATGAAGTGCGCCGCCCAATCATTGTTTACATTCGCCCTGTTTGCCGCGATCGGTGTTTTGCTTGCTTGGAGGGGATGATGTTGCACAGAAACAAAGACGGGTCCGTCTTTCTCGATCCACGCCTGCCCGCCATCAGCAGCCGCTGGGCGCCCAGCTCAGTGCTGCGCCGCGACACTCTCGCCGGCACCTACGAATGCGTCAACCCGCGCGACTACAGCAACGACGCGCTTTGGCTGCAGCAGGCGCTGTTCTACCGGCCGGCACCGAAGCAGTTTCAGGCAGCATCGGTCGCCGCGTGGGGACTCGGCGCCAGTCTTGGCGTCGTCGTGCTGTGGGCGCTGGTGCAGGTTGGGTTGTTGTGAGTGCAAAGCTGCCGACTCTTCCCCCAAGACCCACCCTATCCCTAGTCGTAACCGGAACAAGATGATGTTTGAGAGCTTCACCATTCAGCACCCGTATCGAGCCGGAACGATGGAGGTAGTCAGCGCGGCAGATTACGCAACCGCAAAGCTGGAGTCGCTTGACTGCCGCACATGCCGGCACCTGAGCGCCAAACATCAAGAGTGCTTGTCCGTGCTTCGATGCGAAGGTGGCGACGGGCACCAAAGGCAAGGCAAGTTGATGCTGTGGCACACGGCCGATCTTCAGGGGCGCGGCTTCTAGGGCCTAACGTTAGCTTGAGCCGACCGCAACAGGCCGAGGAAACATGACCGAAGCGAACCAAACTAGCCGGCCTGTTGTGGGTCGGCTCGAAGCGTCAGTTGGGCGGCCGGTGAACGAAGGCACGGACGCCGAGGGGCCGCGTGGCACTTACGGCTGCGTCTGCGCGCACCACGACGGCAGCATGTGCGCCTGGATTCGCTACGGCGGCGATGGCCCGGAAGACCCCTGCGAATGCTTGTGCCACGGATGGCCGGAGGACGAAGATGACTACCTGGGCTGATGAGTACCTGACGCTGCTGGAAGACTGCGAGAAGCGCAGCGAGCGCTTGAGCGATTGGGAGCTCGGCTTTGTGGACTCGCTACAGCGGCAGCTTGCCGAAGGCCGCCGCCCGAGCGCGAAGCAGGTCGAAACGCTGGACACCATCTGGGAGCGCGCCACCAAGCGCGGCTGACGCCATGCACGTTGAACTGCAGATGGACCTCGCGCTGCTGCAGCGCGCCATGAAGGCCGAAACCGAAGCCTCACTGCTGCGGGCTGCGCTTGACGCCGAAACGGCACGCTGGGAAGAAGCCCTGCGCCTGACTTGGCAGATGGTGGACCCGATGAAACCGGCAGGGCAGCCGGGCAGTTACTGGCGTGGCCAGGATGCCGGGATAGTGGCCGCGCTGACCACACTGCGGGCGAACCTGAAGACGCCCAACGCAAAGTTCACCTGACCACTGAGGCGCTGACCAAGCATGAGCACCACCGAGTTCCCGAACGCCACTGAGCCGCCCGCCGAAGGGGTTCAGGTGCAACGACCAGTTGGGCTGCACGCGCTACATGGCAAGTACGGCAACGTGCTGGGGCCATTTGTGACGCTGATGGAGGCCGAGCTGCACGCCAACGCCCGCAAAGGGGACCGGCCCGGCTGGCTGTCGATGACGCCAGAAGTCGGGCTGCTGGAAATCTATTGGCACACCGCAAAGCTGTCGGCGGCCGTGAAGAACAAGGACGGCGCGCTGATCCGCGAACACTCGGCAGACGTTGCCAACATGGCAATGATGCTGCTGGACGTGTGCGGCGGTTTGGATGTGCAGCCCAACGTGAATTGGCAGACACCCTAGTCCGCTAACAGAGCCTGCCATGACCGACGCAAAGACACTGGCCGAGCGGCTACGCGAAAACGAAAGCTGGATGACATCACTAGGCTATCGAGATGTTGCAGCGCTTGAATCCAAAGCCGCAGACATGATCGAGCAGCAGGCGTCGGAACTGGAAAAGCTGGCGCGCTGTGGGCGAGAAAACTGCATGGGCTGGCGCGCAGATGGCGTCGCCCAGTGGGTGCGCGAAGAACTGCTGCTGAAGGCGCGCAGAGAGATCGAGCAGCAGGCCGCAGAGATTGCCGCGCTGCGGGCCGAGCGCGAGGCGCTGAAGGCGGATGCGGAGCGGTATCGGGGCTGCGCGATGCGGGCGCAACTTTCTACACAGATGTTGACGGGCCGAATGAGCAGCGGCACCACTGCTGGGAATCAGCAATGGGCGCCGCCATTGACGCAGCACGCGCAGGGTGAGCCGGTGGCGCTATGCACCTACCCATATTGCGCTGGAAATGAGCCGGCAGATAGCGCCTGTTGCCGCGCGCCATTTACTTCTGCAATGGCCGAGGCCGCAGAGAAGTATTGGCGCGCTGTCGGGCCTTCCGCGCACCCGCTGCCGGCGCAATTCCGATGGGTTGAATGCTACCGCGCCATGCTCTACGCCGCACCCCCAGCACCGCAGCAGGCGCGCAACCCTTGGCGAGAGGCGATTGATGAGGCCCTTGTTGTCGCGCATCTTGGCGTAGCGACGGAGCCCTATGACGACTTGAACAAGTTGCTGCAATGGCATCACGACATCTGGCTTGACCCGTGCGTCTCGTCTGACGCGCAAGCGCTGATTGATCGCGGCCGGCAGGAGGCGCAGCCCAGCGTGAGCGCAGAGCCGGTTGCGTGGCATGTGTGCAGCGTCAACAGCGACGGATCGTTGAGCCTAGAACACGCCGCCGCATGGGAAGAAGCCGCCCACGAGCACATCAACGATGCCATAAACGAAGACGACATTGAAGATGCCGCGACATGGGTTGTTCGCCCCGTGTACTACCACCCGCCACCAGCAAGCGCACCCTATGTGCCGCTGAGTGATGAGCAGATCGACAGCGTTTCTACATCGCACGGTTCTGGTGGATGGCAGACGATGAGCGACATGCGTCGAGTTGCCCGCGCCATCGAGCGCATCGTGATCGAGTGTGTGGGAGGGCAAATGCCATGAGCGAACAAGCAATGCGCGCTGCGCTGGAAGTGCTGGAGAACCTGCAAGGCGGATGCACAGATCACGATGACGGCACCGTCGAGGCAATCACCGTCTGGTGCCCCGAAGTCATTGAGCAACTTCGCGCAGCCCTAGCGCAGCCCACAGAACAGGCCGAGCCGGTGGCGCTAGAGTTGGGTGACAGGTTCATGGAGATTCTGCGATGCATCCACGGCGACATGCCGGATAACTTAGCCGATTCAGCGCGCCTTGCTTTCGTACACGCGCTCAAAGAGTCGCAGCCCACAGAACAGGCCGAGCCGGTGGCATGGATGTGGAAATGGCCCGATGGACTATGTGAATTTCATTGTGTTCCGTCTGGGTCAGAAACAGTTCTTGATTTTCCGCTTTACACAGCCGCCCCAGCAGCGCCAGCAAAGCTCGCGGCAGACAACTTTGAATGGTCGAGCCTCTACGCTGCCGTGTCGCACATGATGGCAAAGCTAGGCGCCGATGGCTCAATTAGCACCGATGCGCCGACCGTCGAGACCGTCATGGATGCGCTTCACCGTCTTGACGCTGGGCAGTTTGTGCCGGGGTTGACGCCACGCGCCAGCAAAGCAGATGAGGAAGAAATCGCTGAGCTAAAGGAAGCCTACGCGCTGCTATTCAAGGCTAATGCCGAGCTGCGCGCCTCGCTTGGCCGTCCGCATGTCCTGCACGAGTGTCTTGACAACGATAGTCAGCGTGGAGGATGCGGGCGTGGAGCCGCCATCCGCGCTTTGATCTGACGCATAACGTCGGCGTTGAGCGGATGCCTGCCCGCGCTGACGACGAATGATGCACGAGGACTGCCGGCAGGCAGTCCGCTCGAACAACTAGTTCGGCCTATGGTGGCCGGAACGAAAGGAACGACTATGCGAGTCTCTTGGGAAGAGAGCGACGTGATTCCCGGCCGACAAGTCGGCAAGCAGACGATCAGAGAGCGGCTGCTGATCGGCTTCCTGGCCGCAGAGCATGGGGATGCGCGCTTCGTGATGGTGTCCCTCTCTGACGGCATGACGCAACCGGCGATGAAGCGCCGCGAACTGGCGATATGGCTGACAGAAGGCGGGTGGATGCCCGCCACGCTGCTGTGAGGCCGCTCGAATGCGGGGTTAGAAGGCTGTTTCCGAAGCGGAAGGATTGAGTGCTGCACTACCACGGAACCCCAATCACGCCGCGCGCCAGCTTGAGCGCGATGGCGGGGCGCATGTTCTGCGTGAGCTACGCTGCGCCGCAGGACTTGAGTACGTGCCTGAGAATTGGGCAAAGTGTGATGCTGGACAACGGCGCGTTCAGCGTGAAGACGCGCGGCATAGCGTTTGATGCGCCTGGCTTTTACCGCTGGATCGAGCCGCATCTGGCGCACCCGCACTGGGCTGTAGTGCCAGACGAGATAGGCGGCGGCGTTGAACAGCAGCGCGCGATGGTGGCGACCTGGCCGCACCGCAAGGAGTACGGGGCGCCAGTGTGGCACCTGGGCCTGCCGCTGGAATACCTGTTTGACCTGTGCAACGACTGGCCCCGCGTGTGCATCGGCAGTAGCGGCGAGTTCTGGCAGGTTGGCTCGGCCGCGTGGGCTGGGCGCATGGACGAGACATTTAACGCGCTTGTGCAGCAGTTTGGCCGCGTGCCCTGGCTGCACGGCCTGCGCATGCTGGGGCACGCTGCCGGCCCGTGGCCGCTGGCGAGCGCGGATTCCACGAACGTAGGCCGCAACTTCAAAAACCGCGGTTCCACAACCTGCGCTGAGTGCATGGCGCAGCGTATCGACTCCACCAACCCGCCGACTCTTTGGACTGAGCGGCCAATTCAAGAGGCTCTATGCTGACCATTGCAATCCTGATCTATGCCGCCGCGATGACCGTGGCGAACCTGACCATCGCCCACTTCGGGCCGTGGGTGAGCCCGATCAATGCCTTCGTGCTGATCGGGTTGGACCTGGCGCTGCGCGACTGGCTGCACGTTCGACTGCGCGCTTGGCAGATGGGAGCGCTGATCGCCTCCACGGGGCTTCTGACCTACGCACTGAACCCGGCAGCGGGGATGATCGCCGTGGCGTCGAGCGTGGCATTCACCGCTGCGTCCCTGGTGGATTGGGCGACGTTCGCGCGGCTGCGCGGGTCTTGGCTGTACCGTGCCAACGGCTCGAACGTGGCAGGCGCTGCGGTGGACTCGCTGCTTTTCCCGACGCTTGCCTTTGGTGTGCTGATGCCGCACATCGTTGCCCTGCAGTTCGTGGCGAAGGTGCTCGGTGGTGCCGTGTGGGCCGCACTGCTGGCGCGCACGGTGCAACGAGAAGCGGACGCCTTCTAACGTTCCGGTTAAGCGGGGCACCCGGCCTGCCGGGTGACTCCGCTTGAACCGGGGGTTAGGCGGCTGGTGGAGAAACGAGAGGAACTATGAGCGACAACACAGGAACCCAGGCCCTATGGACACAGATGATCCGCGCGCTTGCGGCGATTGACGACGAACTTGGCTTGCCACAGGACGGATGCAACACGACTCAGCGCACGCTGGATGCCATTCGGCTGCTGAAGCTGGCGCACCGCGACGACGTGACGGCCATTGCCGACATTGAAAACAAGATGAAGGGCCTAGAGGAAATCTGCGCGGCCCTGCGCGCGGCGATGGACGAGCTTGAGCAAGCAGAGGCGCATTACCGACTCACGTTTCAGATCGCACCATCTGCCGGCCATCTTGATGTTGGGCGCGCATGGGATCGCATGAAGAAAGCCGGCGACATTGCCCGCGCAGCACTGGCGCAGAGTGAGGCGCAGAGTGAGGCGCAGCCAGTGCCCGAGCCGCTGAGTGCAGATGATGTGTGGAACAGTCAGGAAATCATGTCTATCAACGGCGCAAGAGCAGGACTTGCGATGCCGGTGCTGATGGACCTTGTGCGCGCCATCGAGCGCATCGTGATCGAGAGGATGAGGGGGAAGGGATGAGACCGAACGGCAAGACGTGGTACGGCTGGAACCTCAGTTCTTGGACAACGCAACACTTTGCGCGCAGCGTTAGCAGCCACAGAGCAAACAAGGCAGGACGGCGCTTGAACATACCACGCGTCCGCATATCGTGGGGCGGGCGGTGGAAGCCTCTGCATGTGCCTGCGCTCGGGTGGAAAAACTCGAAGGTGCATCTATGACTGACGCAAAGACACTGGCCGACAAGCTGCGCTGGCTTGCTGATTGTGATGCCAGGGCAGGCGCCCCGCTTGGGCAGCGCATGCGCAAAGCCGCCGACCTGATCGAGCGCCAAGCCGCCGAACTCGCCGCGCTGCAAGACGCCGCGCGCATCAATATGGAGAACTACGAGTTTCAGCGCAACAAAGCCGACCGGGCTACAGCGACGGTCTACCAGTTTCACTACGCGATGAAGGATGCCGGGTGGCACCCAGGCCGCACCAATGACAACCTGTGCGACATCATCCGCGAGAAGGGCAAGGAACTCGCCGCGCTGCGTGCCTCTACGGCATCAGTGCAAGCAGACCAGCGGGCTGAGCTTGATCGCCTGCTGGCCGAGAACGCGAAGCTCAAGACTGTAATGGTTGCAGCGGCAGAGGAAATGGCAGCACACTGGGATGCCCACTGCGACGCAGAAGGCTATGGCCCCGTCAACCTACAACGCCGACTTGAAGAAGGAATTGCAAGTGAGTACGGATATACCGCTGGCGCATTCGAGAAGCTGCGAGTCGAGAACGAGGCGCTGCGCAATGCGTTGAAGGTGGCCGGAGGAGCACTGCGCTATCACCAAGAGCAAACGCGGCCGATCCACAGCACCAATGCCGCCATCAAAACTATTGACACAGCCATTGCAGGCAGAGAGTCGCTTGTGCCTGGGAAACGCGGCGGCGTTCATCAGATCGCGATTTCAACCGAAGCAGTCACCAGGCTTCTATCTGGAAATCCGACGCGACTTGCACTAAAGCACCGGCTGCAAGCGATCGAGGTCATCATCCAGCAGTCGCGGGACTTATTCCCGTGGCCCGCCCTGCAACAGTCGCTGGAGGTGGACGCGCAGCGCGTGCGCGACGCGCTCGCTCAGGCGAACAGCGAACCGAGAAAAGCATCTGCCGCCAGCACCTCGCGCGGCTCCATGTCGCGCGCCGGGCCGTCAAACATCTGAATGCGGCGCTCGCCGATTTCGGGTCGGTAGTCAATCATCGCCAAGCGCCAGCTTTCGATCCTGGGAGCTGTCACTAGCGTGATCTGCCGCCCGTGTAACTTGGCGATGCCTTGGTATCCATACCAGACCAGCGCCGTGCTATACAGGTTCAGACTCACGATGAGCGTTGCACCAGGCCAATACTTAGCATTTGATCCACGGCCGGAGTTGGCGCAGTCGCCATGAACTCCACGCGCCACCCGGTGCCGGTGCGCTCCATGAGCACAGCGGGGATAGCGTCATCAGCCAGCGCCGTCACCAGCCGGGGCATGTTGGCGTCGCTGCAAAGCAGCTTCACCCCTTCACGCGCGGCTGGGCGATCAGCCGTCCGATCATCGCCAGCAAGATCAACCCGCCCGCGAGCCGCTCTTCGGTCATGCCCGGCAGCATGCGCAGCACGGTGCTCTGCGCCTCGGCCGGCAGCGCCAGCCACACCAGCGCCAGCGCGCCGAAATTCATGGAAAACATGCGC